GTAGGAAAGCCTTTATTTAGAATATTCATTCCAGGTTCAACATCATAAAACATTTCTGTTTGTTTTATATAGCCACCAAATGCTATGTACCAGTCATAATCTTTCTTAGATTCTATAAAAAATCCTCCATTGCTAGGAGGCTCAAACTGAGACATATCTGTATTACCAAACCCTACACCTCTCCACCCTACAGTTATAGGGGGGAATGTTTGAAGTTTGTCATTGTAATATATTTTAACATAACCACGGTCAAAGTCTGGAAGCCAAACGATATCAGCTTCCTTTGGCTTACCTGCATTAAGGCCGGTTTCATTATTCGGACCAAACATTTCCTCAATGCTTCGATGATGAGGCTCATTAGCGTTATTTGTTACATTAACACCTATAAGCGAGAAAGAGTCCGCCTTAACCAGCTCGGAGTGGAATCCTATAGGTGCAGAAGTAGATGATTGAGCTCCTAAAAAAGATTGTAATGCTAATGTTAAGAGCCCTATGGTTAGTATGAGGGCCTTCACCTAATTATTTATTACTCAATGGGTTATTATTCCACTATATAGTGTTGTTTAGTTGGTCCGGAATAAGTCGACCCAACGACAACAGTCCAGGTTTTATTTATGATACCTATGCCAATTCTATTGAGGTGTGGTGTGTATAATTTAGGCCTGCTGTCTTCGCTTCTCCACCAGGTACTATGTACATCACGTGGGATTATAGAGCCTGCATGTAGGACCTCTCCAAATGTTCCACCATACCACTCTGCATCTCTTACACGTTGTTCGTAATCCTTGCCGTTAGATCCTTTATGTGAATAGAATTCTCTCTTTACCATATCATGAGAGTGCTCTGTACAGACTCGCGATAGAATTTCATCTAGTTTATAGCATACCAACCCAATTTTAAAACGTTTATCGTTTATAATTTGAACTGTTTGTCTAACCGCAGCCGAAGCCCACTGCTGCTTCTCGTTATATGAATGTGCTGCTGCATAGTCTTTTATTTGCTTATCAAAACTTTCAATTCTCTCTAGAGATCTCTTAAGACTTACACCTGCAGGAACTGCAGTAACCATCCTAGTAATGGGTGTCTTTTCATAATCATCTTCCCCATCACACCACGAAGCTTCTGCTCTACATTCATTAATAGCTTCACATGTTTCATATAAAGCTAAATAATCGCTACTATCTCTTATTGTTTCCCAACTCGTAGACATCTTTGGAAAAAATACATCACAGCATTCTTTAAACTCTTTTTGCATCCCTTTAAACGACCCAAACTGCTGCACCCTTCTCCAGTCTGTTTGTACCATCTCCCTACAGTTGAGAGCAGATATATACCATTGATCATAATTCTTATTAAACGTTTTAAACATGCCTGTACTCTCATCTTTAGCTAGAGGTGATCCTTTAGTTGTCTCTTCAACGTGTGATTTAAGTTCACCTAGATGGTAGTCGGCAGCTTTACTAATAAGAACTCTATACAGTCGCCGGTCGTCTGCTTTAAGCTCCCCCGCTTTAAACTTATCTCTCACAGCCTTATAACCAACCAGGCGACTCTTCTTCGTTGAAGATTTAAAGAGACCTAATAGCTTCTCTTGAACTTTAGGACTCTCCAATGGACTCTTAGGAGCTATACTAGTGAGCTTAGTTATAGGTTTTACTAGCATTAGTGAATGCGGTGGCGGTCCAGGGCGTTGAGCATTAGCGATTGAAGCTGTTAATATTAATAGTGCAGTTATGGTTTTCATAAATTGGTAGGAGTGGCGGGAGTCGAACCCGCACTGGACGGATTTTAAGTCCGCTGTCTCTGCCGTTGGACTACACTCCCGGTTATATTGTAATGTTTTTTGTTTAAATTTAAAGTGATGGTGCGCCTGGTAGGATTCGAACCTACGGCCAAGGGATTATGAGTCCCCTGCTCTAACCACTGAGCTACAAGCGCTAGTCTATATATCCTGTGTGAATTACTCCAACACCTTCTCCACTACTAGCAACCATAGCCCCAGTAGATAGATCAAATGCTATAAGATCATCATGATGCATAGAGTATCTTTCGATATACGATAGCGCTTGTCCTAGAGTGTTTGTTACTTCTAGTCGCTCATTAGCATGATCATTTACGATTCGAATTTCAAATCCTTCTAAAACTTTCTCTTGAACTGTTACAGTTTTAGGTAAGTTATCTTTATTTGACTTTACTACGTAGCTGACATAAAAAATAGTTAGGATGAAGCAGATAAAAATTCGAATTTCTAGTGATAAATTGGTTCGTTCCATAAGCATATTGTACTATAGTTCCTTAAACAAACAAGGCGGCGCCGCGGTACGCTCTAATGTTTACGCCTTCCTTATCATCTTCTGTTAAGACGATTTTTATTTTATGTTGCTCTTCTGAAGATTGCTCAATTATCTTTTCTTCCGGAAGGTTAGGATCGCTACTATTCCAGCTAGTTGAGGTAATGCTAAGCAACTCAATATCACAGTCCCCATGTAGTTTTTTTTGCTCTTCTAGTTTACCAATTAATTCAGAAATAACCATACTCCATTATAAGTTATTGCTTAGCTGTATCCACTCTTTAATTTGGTTATAGAAAAGAGTACCCTCCAAATCAGCTAACGGGCAACTTCCAGGTAAAATAAAGGGACCTACTTGATCCATAGACACGTTAGCTCTATCCAGTTTCCATTGTATCATTTTATCATTACCGGTAATAGTCCATTTAATATCCTTAGAACTTATCTCTAAACAGTCTTGTTTAAACATAAACAAAAAATTGTTTAAGGAATATACTCTTAATACATCAGGGTGGTTCATGGGTTAGTTATTTATGGTTAAGAAGAGTATAATATACAGTTACTTCCTCTCCCGCCTTTACAGGCTTTACTATATATGCTCTCCGCCGCCAATAGAATTTCGCTCCATTTACCCTTTCATAAACCATAAAACAATTGGGGTTATTACTATGATTAATGAACCCGCCTAAAGGAGTACGAATCCATTCCTCAATATCATGATCCAAGCTCTTACATAATACATGAGAAATGCCTATCTCCTCTCCTGCATCCCAGTCTTTTGTTGCAAATAACCCAAGACCATCAATAGAACTTTCTTTTATTGTCAGTCCTTCTGGTAAGGGCCTATAACTATTTTTATTAAATTTCATAACGGTATGGTACTCCTACCAAGAATCGAACTTGGATCTAAGCATTAGAAGTGCCTTGTTCTATCCGTTGAACTACAGGAGCGTGTTTGTATTATATTGCTTTTCATAGATTTTCAATCAGTATAATATAAATAATGTTATGAGTGAATTCGATAAAGCAGCAAACGATATCTTGAGCAGGTTAGATGAAAACTTTATTAATAGCGCAGCTGACGCTATCCAGCATACATGAGCAAAGACAATTGCACACCCAGGTCTGGGTGAAGAAGATGAAGAGTTCGCTGTTGTTGATCATAGTTTAACTAGTGATGGAGTTATTACTGAATATTATGTTAAGCATAAAGGTAAATTAGTCGCTGTTCCAGCAGATGAAGCTAAGGTCATTGTTATTAAAGAACATGCTGAAGAGGATGAACACGGAGAGAAGCCTGAGAGAGATGACGCTGAAGAGCTAGATTCTGACGAGGAAGAGAAAGATAAATAATGAGTCGTGACGAGGCCAGATGGACTCGTACAATAATAGGACTTGGTATATTATTTTTTTGCATTAGCATAATGGCTGAATTAGCCAAACATAAGGTCGAAACCAAAAAGAGCCTCGATAGAATCGAGGCTCTCCTTATGAACGTACGCTCCGACTAAAATTCTTTACTGACGATTGCGCGCCATTCGGGATAAAATACTTTTTATTTTCATTCCAACTTTCCTCTGGAAGTATTTCAATTTCCCCACCAGTCTTATGGCTATAAGATTACCATGCTGCATAAATAGCTTGAGGGGAATTCTTAAAATCTTCATGTTCCTTCTGCTGCTGCTCGTAGTAGGTCTTTATCATCTCCTCCTCTTTGATTTGATCCTCTACAAATCCTCTCATTTCTCCGAAAGTTAAACCGTGCTGGCGCGCGTACGCTTTATCAGATTCGGTAAGCTTTATTGTCATACCTTTATTATACTGAGGTTCCTTATGACTCCTCAGTTTTCTTAGAATACCAATCCATTATCTCATAATGAAAATCTTTCTCATCAATGTCGCGACCTACGGAAATATACCACGATGGTTCTGAACCTTCTCCGCGTTGATATACATCAATTCTGCTTAACGTGGTATCTAACTCAAACGTGAACTCTCCAATTTTACCGTTCATATGATTGTTTCATTAAAATCTGCTTCAACTAATTTTGTTATAAAGAGGTGGCTAATTAAATCAAGATCTTCTCCGATATCGTTTCCAATTATACCGTCAACTATAGTATATACTTGTAGTTTGAAAACATTAACATCTTTTTTATCTAAAGTGTATTGGGCTTGAATCAACACCCCATCCCCATATGGGGATGGAGGTATTAAGACTCTATGAATATTTATCCCGCCCACTGGATCTTCGGCTCCCTTAGCACTCGGAGCGCTTTAGTGGAGAGTGTATTGCCCATGAGGGACCTTACGAGCTTCTCCGGAGACTGTCTGCGTTTGTGAGTTTCGAACTCAGTGAAAGCATTTAGAGCATCCCAACGAGACTCTCCTATGTTACCTTGACCGGATTCGTAGAGCTCAACGATACCTTCTCGCTGATTAATCCTACGAGTGGACTCATCCTTTTCAACTGGGATGAGCAACTGAGTAAGCTTAGTCATCTGGTTGCGTGAAAACTTAGAGCCCTTCAAGAACTTGATAGTGTCACCGAACCCAGTGAAGTCTTTAATGTTGCGAATAATCCTACCAATCATACCCTTGACATTACTATCGAAGGTTTCAGAATGGCGAAGATTATCACCTCGACGCTTTTCAATCAAATGAAGAGCATTGTCACAAGCAATACGCTGTGTGGAAGGAGCACACTTATTGGAACTCATTCCAGTGTGATCAATAACAGTGTAGAAATAACCATCTACCTTGTCACCTTGAACATCAATCGGCTCGCCGAGTTTGGACTGTACCACAACCCTCTTACCATCTCCAGCAAAAGTGTAGCCTGTATGGTTAATACCACCTACTTCGTCACTGGCAGTGTTGAGAATGTCAAACATCTCATCCATCTGAATTGGACGATACTTTTTACCGCACGACCCGAGGTGTGCCCCGTTATCAGAGCGTTGCAAAGCAAATACTCCGTTGTGTTCGCCAGCTGGATTAACAAGCGGCGCTTTTTCTACCTCAAAGCGAGGTACTTCTTCTAGTGTTTTGATTTCTGTTAAGAATCCCATTTTTTTATTTGTTGTTTGTTCTACTCTCTTATTTTAACCTAGTTCCTTTAAGTTAAATTCTCTAAATTTTTCGTCGGCTTTCTCATAATTATCATAAATCTTAATAATCTCACTAGTTAGCTTCTCTTGCTTTCTGGCATCTCGCTCTTCGAGAGATTTATAGTAAGCAGTATAAGAAGTAAACCTCGCGATAGTAGTAAACTTAAACAGATATTCTTGAAACGCGTGTCTTAATTCATGGAGAATACTCCCAAAAACATATCTCTCATCACCCGCAGTATCTAAGTGCATTGTGAAGTGACACCGACCTTTAATGCACTCCATAGTTGACGTCTCCTTTTCCTTACTCCTCCAGACCTTACAATAAACATTGATCTTTCTCTTAAACCCCCTTTCAAAGACATCAGTACAAATCTTACTTAAGAGCATAAAATCGATTCCTGTCTCCTTTTTTATTCTTCTTGATGGGAGAAATTTAATCATCCAACTTGTTTAATAACTGGTTCATAGTAACCCTCTCTCGAGAGCTTTTCGCAAATTTTTTCCGCCACCTTATAATTATCAATGTGTTCCTTATAGAACCGGAGCAGATCGCCCTTTTTTTCTCTATATTCAACAAGATATTTTCCATAAACAAACGGTTTTATGGGTGGTCTACGTTTAGGCATTTCCTTTTCATTATAAGCTGGTTCCTTATGCATTGCAACATAAATAATAGCGTGTTAGAACAGATTATATTAGACAATAGCTCAGAAAAACAAGCAAAGCTTTTGGGTCCCGCTGAACGTGCTCATAAGAAGCCGGATATTGGCGTAGAGATTCAAAATAAATCAGCTTACTATGTTATTAGAGACTGCGCAATGATTACGCAAAAGTATCTTGTTCATCACATTTGGAGTGCATACCCTGACCCTTTTGAAACCTTAAAAGGAAAATTTACAAAAGATAATGTAACTGATTTTCTTGAGAGAGCAGAGAAAGATAATGCTGTTAAGCAGCTCAAACATACTATCATTGGTGATATTAGATCGAAGTTTGATACAACTGTTGCTACATCAACTAACTTTGATTACAGTATGGAGGAGGAAGACATCTACAAATACTACAGTGATGCAGAAGAGACAAAAGAGGAAACTATAGTAGAGCAGGAGATGACTGAAGAGGAAATGCTCTTAAAATTCTTCGAGGTAGATCCAAACAAGCTTTAAGCTTTATATTTTTCAACATAATACTTTATTGTATCCTCAATAGAGAAGTCTTGCTGACGCTTCACAGCCTCCAAGTTATGTTTGGTGGAGAGCTCATATTTAAAATCATGACCTTTTCTATCTGTAACAAACTCGATATATTCAATTCTTGCTCCTTCTCGTTCTCTTTTATATTCAGGGTATAGTAATTCAAGCTCATCAATTATATTATTAATGAGCCGAATATTTGGACATGTTTCGTTTCCTGGAATATTGTATACATGCGCTGGGACGTCATCATATAATACTTCAATAATAGCCTTAGCATGATCTTCCGCATGAATCCACTCTCTAATATTCTCCCCCGTCCCGTATACTGGTATCTTATCCCCCTTAACAATTGATCTAATAACAGTAGGTATTAATTTTTCATCCCCTTGTCGAGGACCATAGTTGTTACAACATCTTGTAATAGAAGCATCAATACCAAACGTTTCAATGTAAGATCGTACTAGAAGATCAGAACCAGCTTTAGTTGCCGAGTAAGGAGACCTAGGAGCAAGAGGACTCTCTTCTGTAAACGGAGGATCTTCCTTTCCTAAATGACCATATACTTCGTCTGTCGAAACGTGAACCATCCTAGCTTTATGTTTTCTTACTAATTCGAGTATATTAGCTGTACCTTTTAAATTGGAATCAACAAACGCTAAAGGGTTATCAATAGATCGATCAACATGAGACTCAGCAGCTAAATGAATTACATAGTCAACATCTCTCGATATAAAGTCTAAAGGATCAGCCATGTGAAGCCTCCAAGCATCACCATTAGCAATATCCATAAAATGATTCTCTACTCTCTCATCCTCTACAACATTCTCTTCGGAAGAGCCAACTCCCATTTTATCGATATTATAGATAAAGGTATCTGTATCTGTACTCTCTACCAGCGATTTCATTACATATGACCCAATAAAGCCACATCCTCCAGTTACAACATATGTGCTCATTTTTTAAAAATATCAGGGTTTTGCTTAATAGTCTGCTTTGTAATTTGATCTTTTAATTTGGTGGTAGACCAGCCATGCGACCGTGTAGTGTAAACAATTCTCGGAGGGAGATCATCTCCTGTAAAAGGCTTACCGATATAATCTTCTCCTAGAATACGAATATCAGGCCTCCAGAATTTTATTAAATCATACAACTCTTCCTCAGTTTGATATGTATAAACGTCATCAATATACTTAATAGACATTAATGCTTCATATCTATTGTACAGAGAGATAACTGGCTTATACTTACTCTTTCTATGAAGAGACGGATCTATTTGAAGAAAGACAATAAACCTATCGCAATGTCTTTTAGCTTCTCTAAAGCATCTAATGTACCCAGGGTGTAATAGATCAAAATTACCTGCAGTAAACCCTAAAATTTCTCTACTCATCCGTTATTATATTAGTCAGCGCTGATTGGATAGCAACTTCTTCATCCCAAATATTAAATTTGTACTCTGTCTGAAGCTTCTCTACCGACATTACACAATTAGATCTATTAGCAGCACAATTAAGATCATCAAAAGTTACCCATTCCCACTTTGGATTTTTTAAATCGTAGGCCTTCATGAGCTCTGTTATTGCGTCTGTAGCTAGTGCATTAGGGTGAACAAAATTAACTATATCTTTTTTTCTAGTGTTATACCCTTTATCTAATACATGTTCAATAAAATCTAAAAGCTGTGGGATGTAGGTTTTAGAATTAACGTTGTTAATTAAATTATTATATTTTAGAATTTTAGTGAGGTATGATCTGTCATGTAGTTTATCACAAAAAGGCATTCTTACTCTAAGAATTAACCCATAATCACTCCCTAATTCAAATGCATGCTTACTCTTAGAATACGTTGAAGATTCCGGATTAAACAATCCAAAATTTGGTTCTTCATCTTCGCTAAAAGGATGGTCGTATCCTGTATATATACAACCTGAAGAAATATGTATGTAACCTATATTATATGTCTTGCAAAGATTACTAATTCGAAGCGGGGTAAATGTGTTAAGCTCATAACACAACTCAGGTTTCTTTTCACCTTCATCAACATTAGGGCGCCCAGTAAAGCCGGAACAATTAATAATATAGTTAAAGTGATCCTTTTTTGTCCTTAGCCACCCTTCCACTTCTGTAGAGTTTGAGTAATCGAGAAACTCTCTCTTTACTATCGTTACATCGCAATTTTTATTATGTGTGAGTCTTTCGTATAAGTAGCCTCCCACATAACCGTAGCCTATAATTAATATCTTCTTTTTCATTAAATTTCTAAAGTATTAGACTCATATATCTTACTATGAGTCTTAGTACATCTTACAAAGGTAGCACACTTACTTAAATGCTTTAGTTTTGAGGCGCCGGCGTATGTGCAAGCGCTTCTCACACCTCCTAAAATATCCTGTACAATGTCCTCCATGGGACCTTTATACGGTATAGCAACTCTCCTGCCTTCAGATGTCCTATAGTCTTTTAACCCACCGCTGTGCTTTTCATTAGCCTTCTTACTACTCATACCATAGAACTCAACATACTCCTTATCAAGGATCGTAACCTTTTCACCGCCTCCTTCTGTCGACCCTGCTAACATAGATCCGAGCATTACAAAATCAGCTCCTGCTCCAAATGCTTTAGCTACGTCACCAGGTGTAGTACATCCGCCATCGGCAATAATATGACCATTGAGGCCATGAGCAGCATCAGCACATTCAGCAATGCAACTAAACTGAGGATAACCTACACCTGTTTTAATTCTAGTTGTACATACGCTCCCAGATCCAATTCCAACCTTAACTACATCTGCCCCAGCTAATAGTAGCTCTTCGACCATCTCACCTGTAACAACATTACCAGCAAATATATTTGAGTCAGGGTAGTTATCTCTGACCTTTGTTACAAAGTCTACAAACGCTTGACTATATCCATTTGCAACATCTATGCAAATATTCTTAACTGTCACATGTTTACTAATGCGCCCAAGTTTATCGAAGTCATAATCATTTCTCCCTATAGTAACAGCGACATCGAATCTATGATCGGATCTGAGTGCTTCTATTAGAGAGCCTTCATCAATATCCTTTTTATAGCAGGTAAACAGGTTTAATGATGAAAGTGTTTCACCAACTTCTAACTCTCCAACGCCGTCCATATTGGCGGCCATAATAGGTATACCTTCAAAATATGAACCACCGTGTAGAAAGTTATACGACCTACGCAGATCTACATCTCTTCTTGATGCGAGTGTAGACCTCTTTGGCCTAATAAGTACATCATCAAAGTCTAACTTAAGATCAGTTTCTATACGCATTCCTTATTTATTATAAGGTATATTTTATAAAATCAACCTGATATTTGATCTCTAATCTCCTCAATAGTAACGTCTCCGCTTTCAAACCCTTCCGAAATCTGATCTAAGAACTTTCCAGCTAATTCAGCTAATTCATAGTCGTCCGTATTTTCTAGCAAATCTTTAATGTTATACAGAACGTCCCATAAACTTTCTACCTCTTTATCAAACTTTTTAAGAACAGCAGTTCGCTTCATATCGCTATTTATTTATACTAGCTAAAATAGCTTCCACTTCTGCCTTCATATAATTTATGTGATAGGAAATAAATCTATCATCGTTTAGATAAAAGATTACACACTTCCTACACCTCTTACCAGACATTTTTTCATAGAGATAAGCATACAGAGACAGCTGCAAACCATACAAATTAAATTCACAGTTATGAAGATGGCTTACAGGGTCTTTTAAACGTTCTGAGTAGGGTGAGCTAAATCTAAATCTCTTATTTGTCTTAAAGTCGCCGATTGTAAATTCGTTTTTATGTTCATAAATTAAATCTGCAGTGCCGGCAATGGCATGCTCTTCATTGTATAGTAGATTTTCACTTAGAACGGTTTTAAATGAGTCAACCGATCGTTCTACAGCTTTATCATATGACTTGCATAACCATCCCCACTCACCTTCTACCTCACCAAAATTAATATAATCCTCGAGCACTGCATGAATGTTAGTACCTCGTGAGCATGCCCTATTTTTTTCTGCCTCCCACATTTCTAATACCAACTCCTGTGATACTCCTTCTCTATCTGCTACTCTTTTAGAGTGGCCGTGTCTATCGAAGGGCTGTTTGAATTTACCTAGTAAAGTTGTTACAGATATAAAAGGCTTATCAGTATCAATATGGGTGTAAGTATGCGTGGGTTCGTCGAATTTGATCTTCACTATTTATTATTATACGGACATTATTATAAAATCAATAATAAACATACAACTCTATAGAACTCTGTGTTTTTACACATAAATATAATAACATGGAGCCGGAAAAATCCTTAATAAAAGAGTTTCTACAAGGAGGTTGGGTCGTGCCTTTAATCGGGGCAGGAGCTATGCTAGCGCGCATGCTATCTGCTGAAAACAACTACACTTGGCTCCAGCAACTTAAAAAAATATTAACAGCTGGTATTGCAGCTGGCGTTGCGTGGTTTATATTAGAGCAAACTGAGATTTCATCACTATATAAAGCTATTACATATGGTATAATCGGTGTAATTTCACCTGAGGTGATAACAGGAATAGTAAAACTAGGAAAGAGATTCGCAGATAATCCTGAAAAGGTTCTTAAAAAATGAAGCCCAAATACCTAGTTTACATTTTAGTGGCTATTATTGTAGCATTCGTCATTAGAGGCTACACTTGCGCAGAGGAAATGCGATGCTCGTTATATGCTATCGAGCAAGGTGGTAGTAAAGCAGTCGACTTTAACGGGTTAGGTGCATCTGTTGAAGGATTTAAGAACCATTTACTTCTATCAGGTGTCTTAGCTATAGTAATTGCAATTTGTTGCAGGCTAAAAGCGCCGAAGTAACATAAATATACATATGGGCAAAAAGATTACTCAGCTTAATGTAGGCGTAATACCATATACTGGGACAGAAGAAGTTGCAATGGTTGACGAAGCTCAAACTCGTCGAGCATCGCTAAGTTCAATTACAAATTATCTCTCTTCTGCTAAATACTGCACCGGAAGTACAGTCGACCGTCCAATAGCTACACCCTTAGCTAATAATTTCTTTCAAGCAACTCAATCAACAGTAGGAGACTTAAGCGCATCAGGTAAGCTTGCTATGGGTACTAGTACTACTGTTGGTGGTACCTTGGCCTCAGTAGCAGGTGGAACTGGAAATAGCGCCGCTGGTGGGTGCGCGGCTGTTGCTGGTGGTGCAACTAATACTGCTAGTGCAAATAATGCACATATTGGCGGTGGTAAGGGAAATTCAGCTGGTGGTGTATGTTCTGTCATAGGCGGTGGATGTGGTAACACTACCGGTCTTGGTGGATATTCTACAGTTGGTGGTGGTGATGCAAATACTGCATCAGGAGCCGGAGCAAGTGTTTTAGGAGGGTGCGGTGGTACTGCTAGTGGTGCATGTGCTACAGTAGGCGGTGGGAAACTAAATACAGCCAGTGGGGTTATAGATACTGTTGGTGGTGGTTATTGGAATACAGCTAACGGTAATTGTGCTACAGTAGGCGGTGGAAAACACAACCGAGCGTCAGCAGATTTTGGAACTGTAGCTGGCGGTCTTAGTGGATGCGTTTATGAAGAATATGGATTTTCTGGAGGTGGATTTGATAACTGTGCTAGTGCTAAGTATTCAGCTGTTGTAGGTGGCGGTAAAAATACTGCTTCAGGTTTAAGTGCATTTGTTGGTGGTGGATGTGGGAATACAGCTAACGGAAATAACGCTTCGGCAGTGGTTGGCGGAATGGCTAATACAGCTTCTGGTCTAAGTGCATTCATTGGTGGCGGGCTAAGTAATACTGCTGCAGGAATAGGTAGCGTGATTGGTGGTGGTCACTCTAACGAAGCTAGTGGTACCAATGCTGCTGTTGGTGGTGGTGATGCAAATACTGCCGGGGGTGGAACATGTGCTGTAGTCGGTGGTGGTGCTGGAAATGCTGCAGCTGGGAACAGTGCTACTATAGCCGGGGGGTATGCTAACTCCGTCACTGGAGTTGCGGGAGCTGTTGGTGGTGGTAATACAAACCTAGCTTCCGGTGCTTGCGCTACTATAGCCGGGGGGTACAAAAACTGCGCGTGTGGAATCAGTTCAACCGTTGGTGGTGGTGATTCAAACCTAGCCAAGTGTGCAAATTCAAGTGTTTTAGGAGGTAATAGTAATTGCGCATGCGGTGATTACGCCGTAGTAGCCGGGGGGTACAAAAACGACGCAACTACAGACTTTTCTTTTGTTGGTGGTGGTTGCTGTAATAGAATCTTAACATGTGGTGATACGATTGCCGGTGGTAAGGAAAACAGATCGGCTGGTGGTTGTGCATTTATAGGAGGTGGTTTGACATTATCTGCTAACAACGTATTTGATGTTGTTGGTGGTGGATGTGGTAACCGGTCATGTTCCGATACAACATACGGCGGTTACACATTTATTGGCGGTGGTAAAGATAATACCTCGTTATGTGGTGCTGGTATAATCGTTGGTGGTAGAGGAAATCAAACTGAAGGCCCATGGGGTGTTATTGTTGGAGGTAGCACAAATTTTTCCGGAGCAAGTGCATTTGTTGGCGCTGGACACGGCAACAAAGCATGCCAAGGTGCCTTTGTTGGTGCCGGGCGCACAAACTGCGCGCTTGGAAATTGCTCTATTGTAGTTGGTGGGTGTAACAGTGTTGCACGAGGCACCTACTCGAGTATAGTAGGTGGACACACACTATCTGCCGCCGGTAATTGTTCTTTTGTAGGCGGTGGAGAAACAAACTGCGTTGTTAATAACCACAGTTCTATAACAAGTGGACAATGCAACGTTGTCTGTGACACCGGATCATGTGCTTCGATTGTTGGTGGTTCGAGGCATAAAGCGTGTGCTATAAATTCACACATTGGAGGAGGTGATACAAACATAATAGATGGAACTGGGCATTATGGAGTGATTGCTGGTGGGCAATACGGCTGCATTAAAGCTACTCATAGTGGTGTTGCCAGTGGTCTTCGTAATTATGTTTGTGCAGATTATGGATTTGTTGGTGGCGGTCATGATAATTCCATAAGCAATACTGCATTTACCGGTTCCAGTATCATTGGTACAAATATAACAGCTATGTCCGGTTGTATGATGCATACAAATAGATTATGGCTTAGCGCAGATGAATGCGGATGTGGTTTACCAGTAAGTGATCCTAAAGTTGAAGGTGTAGTTTGGCGTAACGGAACTGACTTAAAGATCTCAACAGGGCCATAATAGGTATTGAATTTTACCAATTGTGCAATATATACAATGTATGGCTACTACCGTATTTCACATTGAAGGAGGCATTGGTAAAAACATTGCTGCGACAGCTGTTACAGCTGCATATAAAAAAGCTAATCCAAAGCGAAAACTTATTGTCGTTTCAGCTTGGCCTGAAGTGTGGGTTAAAAATAAAGACATAGCAAGATTTTATAGAATCGGTAACACTCCTTATTTTTATCAAGATGTTATTAAGGGTAAGGATGTAAAATTATTTGCGCAAGATCCATACAGACAAACTAACCACATCACAAAGAAAACGCATCTAATTGAAACATGGTGTGATATGGTTGGTGTAAAGTTTAATAATGAAGACCCTGTAATAAATTTTAATTTTAGAGAAATTGAAGAAGCTCGGACTTATATGAATGATTTTAGTGACGGTAAAAGACCGATGATGGTATTTCAACCGTTTGGAGGGCCGGGGAAGGACCACCAGCAACACCCTTACTCCTGGACTAGAGATATACATCCGGCTCAAGCACAAGAAATTGTCAATGGCTTAGCAGATAAATTTAATATTGTACATATATGTTATGAGTTTCATCCTAAGTTAGACAACTGTCACCGGTTTGAGAGAACGATTGGAAAGAAGCCATTGTTTGCAATGATTGCTCATGCTGACAAAAGGCTGTTTATTGATTCTTCTTTACAACACGCCGCTGTTCCTCTAAAGTTGCCTTCTGTTGTAGTGTGGGTTAACACACAGCCAAAGGTTTTTGGATACGATATGCATACAAATATTGTACCTAATGTCAAGCGTGATGAAGGTACAATTGATTCATACCTCTATGATTATGATTTTCAGGGGGTGATTCATCAATGCCCGTACGACAACATAGACGAGTTACACAATGTACCGGGTATAATTCAAGCTGTCTTAGATCAATAGTAAGAGCCGTATATATCTGTATCATTGACATCCATATCCATTACTTGGGTCTTAGAGTTGTCTCCAATATCATACGGATCATTTGCATTCGCGTACTGCTTCCCGTCCGACGCTTCCTGACCAAAGAGATCTGTAGACAGTATGCCACTAGCAGTGCTATCATAGATTTGCTCATTGACCGGCTCGCTAGACAATCCGCTTTCGAAAGAGTAGTTAAATCTCTTACCTCTAAGCCTATAGACATAATGTCCAAGTAGTGGGTTTAAGGTAGAAAGATCTTGATCCATTCGCTCAGTTATTTGAAACATAACTGAGCCTCTCTGATTTGGTCTATCACAACCTAGAACCTTTAAGTCGATTACATCGCCTGCTTTAGGCTCAGGTGATTGCGCAACAGCAGAATAGTCGAAGTATGCTGATGCTGTAGATTGGAATGTACTTATATGAACAAATGCTGTAAACTCGTCATCCGGATCAAATCCAAACTTAGATAAATTTACCGCATCGTCGGATAGCTCGACATACATTTGCATTCCGGAAAGAGGACCATGAAACTGTTTCCTATCAGTGGTATTGCCGAAATCTTCACCATACAGAAGATCAGCTGCTGAAAGATTAAAGGTGTTTATGTAATATTCTACAGGAATACCAAAATTATTAATTAGGTCGTTATAAGCCTGATCAAAGACTAATTGTTCCGCTTGTAGGTTATTTGGATTAACTAATTGCCCACAGGTTGGAATAGCTGTTGCAGCTAAAACATCTGCTGGGAGACAGTTTAGTCGATTATTACTACATGGAGGTGAATCCGGCATCTTACTTCTTTCTTAACATTCCACATGGGGTTCCTTCATTATCCTCAAACATTTCTACTTCAACACCAGAGTTACCGAGGCCGTTTGTTACTCCGGGTTTGTAATCTACATCATACTCAGCTAGTGTATTTAACAGAGGCTGTCCCATTAATTTTATTTGATGAGCGGATCCGTTTACTAAGTTACTTACATGCGGGCATTTGTGATTATGCTTTTTAGGTAACGTATTTAAATGCTTTTTTGTTAGGCCTACTCTGTTAGGATCTTTACCATTACGCATTTTAGGGTTCATGATAGGGTCACCCTGGTAGTATTCGAAAAATGTCTTAAAGTTTTCCGTATAAATGCTATCATAAGATGCAGAAATTATATCTATTAAATCACCAATAGCTTCTGTGTTTCGAAGTACCTTAAAAGCTAAATTCTCGATACTAAATTCGCCTTCACGTGCTAGTCCACGTTTACGCATTTTAGATATTTTCTCTTTTAACCGGTTCGCCTTTTCATGTAACTCTTTAGCGTCCGGTCCTTTGGCTGTTGAGATTTTTTCCTTTAATATTTGGATGTCGGTTTCAATCGCCCTAGCTTTTTTAAATACGTCATTAATGTCAATTGAAGGCGGGTCATACGATGGTTCAGTAATCCATTTATCATCTTTTAGCGAATAGAGACCGGAAGCTACATGCGGCTCATCTTTGTCTTGCATGTACATTTCAACATCATGCCCTCTAAGGTTTACGTTATGTCTAAGATTCCACACAAAGCGAGGCCCGTCTAATGCCTTCTTTACCAATTTTTCATCTTCATTAATATCCTTAAAGTCAATCAGTACATGAACATCTAAGTCAGAATATTCATTGTAATTGTAATTGCTGTTACTACCAGTAAGAGTAATATCATATATTTCCACCCCTTGCAGATCTAAATTATCGATAAAATCATCGGTTATAGACAAAAGCTTTTCTCTTATATCTGGGTCAAATTTTTTATCCTCAGACCAAAATTTTTGATTTAAAGTTTCGTTGTAGAACCTCACACCTATATTTATTAAAAAAGCCCGAAGAGGTGTACTCAACGGGCTTTTTATTATTGTTTAATTTTTGAGCGGCTTATTCGAAAGCGTTTTTACCGACTTTAAGGTTACCAACTTTGTTCTGCTTACCGTAGTTAATTTCTTTCGAAAGAGTCGATCCAGCATCAACGCCGTATCCACCACCATCTTTCTGTGCAGCAGCACCCTGGGTCTTTAAGTTACTAACCTTGTTATTTTTACCGTAGTTAATTTCTCCCTTAAGAGTCGATCCAGCATCAATGCCGTATCCACCACCATCTTTCATAGCGGCCTCTTCATCCTCTTCAAACTGTGTATCAGTGACTTCTGCAACATCAACATCGATGTCAACCTCAGTCTCTTGTTGTGCTAAAGCTGTTTGTAAGATATCAGCGAGTGTTTGTGCTAGTTCACCGGGAATGGTTACTGCGATTTCCTCTGGAACCTCATCTACAACCTCCTCAACGTCGGTTTCAATTCCGAGGGCTTCAAGCTCAGTAACATCTTCAGCATTTTCACCAAAGCTCTCACTGACCATTACCTTATTATAAAGTTTATCAAATACAGAAGTCTTGCTCATAAAATTATTTAGGCCCTCGCGTGCAATTTTCTCGTGTTCTGCTAAAATTTCTTCATCTTCTTCATCTTCTTCAGCTTCTTCACCCTTTTTACCTTTTTTTGCTTTTTTTTCATTATCCTCATCCTCATTATCCTCATCCTCATCATGATCTTCTTCATCTTCTTCTGGCGGTCCCACATTACCAGAATATGGCACTTGATCAAATTCAGGACCAGTTGGGTCAGGCTGTTGGTTATTAATACCTGGATCGTTGCCATCACCGTAGGTCAACCCACCAATATTATAAATGTTATCTTTTTTATCCTTATCAGATAGCTTAGTAATGTCGACAAGCGGTGGTCTCCAGCCGCCATCTTCTTGTGGTCCTCCTGTTTCTAGAGGAGCTTCACCAACAGCGCCGGCCGGGACTTCTTCATTAATTACAACTTTATTGAGCACATCTCCGTATGCTTTACCTAGTGACATCAAGTCTTTCTTATTTGACATGTAATTATTTATGCTAAGCATTAAATATTTCTGTGGCTAGACAAGATAATATGTTCTATATGGGTAATAAAAACTTACCCAATGTTAATTGGAAAGGTGAATACACTAAGCAACAAGTAAGAGACCTTAAAAAAGCTAGTGCAAACATACTCTACTTTGCTGAAAATTTCTTTCATATTGTTAACCTTGATAGAGGTAAAGAAAAAATATCTTTATACAAACCCCAAAAAAGAACTCTTAGAAAGATGAGAGATAATAGGTTTTTTGTTCTATTAGCTTCTAGGCAGATTGGTAAGTCGACTATGATGACCATATACATATTATGGCAAGCGTGTTTTAATAGCGATCAGCGCATCCTGTTAGTAGCGAACAAAGAAGCTACCTCTATTGAAATCTTCCAAAGGGTGAGAATGGCATATGAAGAGCTACCAAACTGGCTTAAGCCGCCTGTTAAAGAATATGCTAAGACATCAATGACATTAGAAAATGGAAGTAGGATAGGTATTACAACCACAACCGGTACAGCTGCTCGTGGTCAATCTGTGAACTGTCTTGTTATTGATGAGATGGCCTTTATTGAGCCTCACTTGGTAGAAGAATTCTGGAAATCCGTTTTCCCTATTATTACTTCCTCGAAAAACTCTAAGGTATTTGTATGCTCTACAGCTAATGGTACTGATAATCTTTTTTATAAATTATACACCGGAGCAATAGAAAATGAAAACGGCTGGGCCTATGACAAAATTAAGTGGGATGAGATACCCGGTAGAGATAAGCAATGGGCTAAAGCTACTAGAACCGCTCTTGGGTCTGCAGATGCCTGGTTACAAGAATTTGAATGTGAGTTTATTCACTCAGGTGAATCTACATTAGATGACGAACTGTTTGAAGAGATGATGGGTAAGGTTTCTAAACCAAAAATTATTCTCGACGATGGTCATTATAAACTATGGGAAGAGCCGGATGAGTCTAGACTATATGTAGCCGGGGTAGATATCTCTGAAGGTGTGGGTATAGATGCATCTGTTATTCAGATATTAGACATTACCGATATAAAAGATATTAAGCAGGTAGCTGTTTATAGAAACAATAAAATACCCCCGTTGGAGTTTACTAATAGATTATATAAGATTTTGCGTAACTGGGGGTCTCCCCTGGCTCTCATAGAGAGAAACAATTGTGGCGCACAGGTCGTGGATAGGCTAGCAGTTGACATGGGGTATGAAAAAATCGTTTCATATGGTAACGCTAACGCTCATCGTCGTAATGTAATGAGAGGGATGATAGCTCATACTAATACCAAATATAAAGGCGTTCTTAATATGCGCTACTTTATGAACGAAGTAAGAGTTGTTAATATTAACGAAGAGGAGACAGTCATGGAGCTTAGAAACTTTGTAAGGTATCCAAACGGTACATGGAAGGCTCGAGCTGGGTTTCATGATGATAGAGTGATGGCAATGTTATACAGTCTCTTTATATTAGAGAAAGAAATAACAGAACGCTTCTTTGAGATAGTAGAAGTTGATGATATGGGTAAGCCTTCTATTATAGAGCCTATGGATTTCGGCGTTCAGTATTTTGAAGAACCAACATCCATATACCTAGACAGTGAAATAGTTGGTGATCATACTCATGAACTGAATGCTCTAGTTTGGGGCATGGGTGAAGATCAAACTGCTGATATAGATGAACTAGAAGCATTTGGATATCAACTTATTGGCGAAAAACCACCGGAGGATTGGACAGGGCAACCGGTAGATTACCGTCGCCACTAATAAATATATTATATGGCATACAACACCATGCAGCAGTCGGTGCTCAATAAATCAAGAGCTGATAAGTTCTTGCTTGTTTTTGATATACCGCCTATATTAAAAGAGTTTGATAAAAAATTTAAACAGAGCAATACTACAATTGTTAGTGACTCAGTTCAATTTTCTATTTTTGGGACCGCGGTCCCTGAAATAACCGTACCAGCAGTAGAAAATAGATATGCAGGTAATACTCTTTATGTATCTTCTCATAGTAAAAACTCGTACCCACCAGTAAGTGTTAAATTTAATGTTGACAATGAATATAAAAACTACTGGGTAATTTATCAATGGCTTAACCTACTCCATGATCAATATGATGGAAGGTATAATGCTCGGGAGATAAATTCGAACGATCCGGATGAAAATTTTAAAGATTACCAAACAAATTTAACTATTTTTGGTAAGGATGAATTTAATAATAGTAGGATAAAGTTCACTTATACAAAAGCATTTCCCACTACTATTGACACAATAGATTATAATTATCAAAATCCGGATGAAATTTCTTCTGGCTTTACCTTTGTCTATTCACAATTACACACTGAAGTTATGGATTTTTGAATATATTTGTATGAAAATGGATAAATAATTTTATGGCACAGCGTACGATTAACTCTCCCGGAGTAGAAATTAGAGAATCCGATCTTTCACTTACAGCCCCCCTAAACGTTGGAACAAACGTTTATGCTACTGGCTTTGCTCAACAAGGGCCCCTTGATGAAGTTCTTAAGATTACAACTAAACAAGAATTGAATCAAATTTTTGGAGTTCCCACGAACTCATCTGAAAGATACTTCTATTATACTCTTTCCGAACTATTAAATTCACCAGCAAATGTATATGCTTCTAGATTACCATACGGTCATGGTTCGGGTGATGGATTTGGTTCTAAATACTCAGCATTAGTTTACCCAGTACGAAATGTTACTGGTGATGCTGAGTTAGGACAATTAAGTGCTTATCAACTAAACTTTAATTTTGCTGGGACGGCGACAACTCCTGGAGCCGTCGCGACTGATACTGTAAACGCTCTTTCGGGTGTTGAAATTGGAATTCAATCAAGTAGTGGTGTATTAAGCTCCATTGTCTTTGGTGTAAGTGCGAAAGGTTCTGGCTGGATTCATAAGGGCACGGTGTATTACAGTGGATCTTCTACTAACATTAACAACGGTGGTACTACTAACATTATACCTCTTTGTTCAAGTGCGACTGGTGGTAACTCTGTAGCATCTATATACAAACAAATTTCTGCTGCTGTTGGTTCTTATAAAGGTTCTGGCGAAACATATAACTTTACAAACTCGGGCATTGGACTTAGTATGAAAATAGCGCTTAGCGGCTCAGTTGCTGCTCAAACATACGGCACTATTTCAGATTCAGTAATTGAGCCATGGACGGATACAAGTGATACATTTAGTATATCGGCAAAATCAAACCAACAGATTTCAACTGACTTAGATACAGTTTCAGCAGTGTATGTGTTAGGTGAACCGACACATTTAGAACTTACTGAAGCACAATACCTTAGCGGTTTAAATGGTACAGCTTTCACATGGTCAAAGACAGCCGGTAATAAAGATTCATTCTCTACTATCGCTGACGCTGGTGGAGCTGGTGCAGTTATCTTAAACAAGTCGACTTCAACTGTCAATAACCAATTTGAAGGTTATTATGTTGGGCTTGCAGATAATACAAATACTACACCGGGTAGTAACTTTAATAATATTTTAACAACAAAGACAATTACAGCATCTGCTGCAGCTACTACATCGTTTACTATTATACCTCCTGGTACACAAGTGTTTAAACTGTCATCTAATTACCAAACTGGTCCTGATGGTACAATCTCTGAAGTAATAGAAAACTTTACAGAGTTTGAGATTGATGGTAGAGATGATGATGACATCTTAAGCTTAGGTGTATTTAAGTTACGTAAATCAATTTACGCAAATGAGGCATTTAAGTTAGATTACGTCTTAGAAGACGGAATTGCTGGATCTATTAACTACTATAGAACAAAGCTCAATCCTAACGGTGGGCAAGATCAACCGTTCTTCGTAGAATCACGAGATGATTCGTCACGAAATGTTGTTGTAAAAGTTAACGATTATGTTTCTAACAGACTTAGAGGTACAAATGCTCTAGATGCTAATGGCGATGTAAATAAGCGGGTTAGAGTATATACTACACAATTAGCTACAGAAACTACCGCTGCTGGAGTAGCAAGAACAGGAATTGCTGCTGGATTATACACTAGCATAGATTCAGTATTAGGTAAAGCAGAAAGCCTTTACCCTCTTGGAGCTTATACTGAATCGTCACCTATTGGTAAAGAGTTAGGCGATATTCCTAATAAGTTAGAAAGAGCACTCGACGGAATCAGAAATGATGAAATTTACGACATTGACGTTGTTGTTGAGGGTGGCTTAGGTACAATCTACGCCATTGCTAGTGCAGACAATAAGACATATTATGATGAATATGCAACAACAGATAATATCACAGCAGCTGTTAACGGCTTAAGAACATCTGGTGATGTTGCTGGAACTGCTTTAACTCTTAGAAATAACTACTCTACTATCTTTAATAAGTTTGAACAGTTTGTTTCACCGCCTTACTTAGGTGGAAGTAGAGGAGATTGCATATTCATTGCTGATCCGTTACGTCAGATCTTTGTACAAGGTTCTGATGGTAAGGTTCTTGATGATAAGAATAAGAATTTCCAAACAGATATATATTGGCCTATAAGGCACCAGTTTGAAAATGAAAATACTTCTTATGCAGCTACATATGGTAACTGGGCATTAGTTTATGATAGCTACTCAGGTCGCCAAGTTTGGGCCCCATTCTCTGGTTTCGCTGGAGCAACAATGGCAAGAACTGATGCAGCAACCTTCCCATGGTTTGCACCAGCTGGTTTCACTAGAGGTCTTGTAACATTTGCAAATGACATTGCAGTTAATCCAAATCAAAAGCAAAGAGATGAGCTTTATAAAGCTAACATTAACCCAGTAGCACAATTCCCATCACAGGGATTAGTAATATTTGGTCAAAAGACACTTTCTAAGAAATCGAGCGCATTTGATAGAATTAATGTTAGAAGGTTGTTCTTATCACTAGAGAGGCCAACTAAGAAAGCTTCTAGGTTCTTTGTATTTGAACAAAATACAGAGTTTACCAGAACTAGATTAGTTAATACACTTACTCCAATCTTTGAAAGGGCTAAGAACAATGAAGGCTTATACGACTACTTGATCGTGTGTGATGAGAGAAACAACACTGCAGCGGTTATCGATGCTAACGAGCTAGTGGTTGACATCTACATTAAACCGACAAGGACCGCAGAGTTTATCTTAGTTAACTTCTACGCTACTAGAACAGATGCTAATTTTGAAGAATTAGTCGGTGGTTAATGAATCAAACAATTAAATAATATTATGGCAACAACTATTCAGAACTTCTTTACCAGAGCTGCATCGAAGCAATTTTCTCGAGATTTTCTATTTCGAGTAAGGCAAATAGACTTAATAGGAGGTATTAGGTTTGATGGAGAGGATGACCTGGTTTATGCTAGGACAGCATCTTTACCTGGCAGAAACATTGACAACGTTAATGTTAATTACTTTGGACAAGAGTTCCAAGTACCGGGCAGAGCAACATATGCTAACGCTGCTGGTTATTCAATTGAATTCTATCATGATGAAAATTGTGAGCTTCGAACAAAAATGGAAGCTGCTTCAAGAGCAGTGTTTAATAATGAAACATCCACCGGTGCATATGGTATGCCCGGAGAAGAGTCAATAATTAACTTAGTACAAATAGATAAAAACTTAAACGATGTTAGAAACATCGAACTAGTTGGTGCATCAATTAGAGAAATTGGTGACATTGAGTATTCTATTGCTGATGGTACTGGCGATGTATTAAACTTCTCTACTACATTTGCCTACCACTTCTATAGAGACTTTAGTTAGTATATGTTTAATCGGATAGCTGATTAAATAATATTAATGGCTGGTGAAGTATACGATTTTCTTAGCAACTATAGCGTTGGAGGACCCTCAAGATATTACCTCTCGCTTCCTACTCTTTGGAAGATAGAATTTTCTAATGCTGGTTCTGTGAGAGGTCAAGTCGACCAAGCATTAGAAAAGGCTGGTGAAAGCTGGAGAGTAAAAAACATACCTGAAGAGTTTGTATCAAATGGCAATACGTTAGTCGCCCGTGAAGTCGCAGTTCCGGGCGAGACGACAGAATTTTTAGAAGCAGGTGCAGATATAAACTTAGGCGGCTTTTTACCTGCTTATGGTGTTAATCGCCGGCAAGGATTTTTAACTAGGACGTTAGCTGTAAATATTTTTGATACAGATGATGACTTAGAGCATAATTTCTTTAGACCGTGGATGATAGCAGTTGGTATTGATGGTTTGCTTAATAGAGGTTTGCTTTGTCCTAATGTAGTTTTAAGGCAATATAACCATAAAGGGGAAATACGTAAAGGATATAACTTTACAGATGTATTCCCTACTAACGTTGAAGGGTATACAATTGATTACGATAATGAAACATTTCTTGAAAAAAGCGTAACTTTTGCATTTAAGAATTACGCCCCTATATAAAATGTATGCTCGTTGAAGTTGAAATACCTTTTAATAAAAAGAAGGTACAGTTAAATGTTTTCAAGTTTAAACATATAAACGAACTTCATTGGCTAAAGAATTCGCTAAGTAGTAAGATTAAGTTCTTAGAAGGGTTTATACAAACGCCTAGGTTAAATGCTGTTGAAAAATTTATATCATTAATGCTACTTAGGAGTGAGTGTATTGATTCTTCTATATCTGTACAACGAAATAACAAATCCGTTAATGTTGATATAGAGTATATTTTAGAATCTTTTTCCCAGTTAGCAGATATTAAAACTACTATAAAGCATGATAGTTTCGAATTTGTATTTGACTACCCTTCAAGATTTTGTGTTGATTCTAATACAATGCTTAGTGTGTTGAGGCAGATAAAATTAGATGATTCAATTATTGATTTAGATTTATTATCTGATGAGGAGTTCAATAATGTTATATCAAATTTACCCCCATCGTGTTTATCTGTAATTACGTCGTTTATCGATAAACACGCAGACCATCTTACATTTTCTCTTTTCGGCACTAAAGATAAAATAGACCTTACAGATTTTAATTCATCGCTATTTGTTAGTAATCTGTTTGATTGTGTGAGTGAACAAAATTATAGAGAATATTTATTTTTATTAAGTAAGCGATTTTCTGATATAAATTTTGTATTAAACTGCACTTTTTATGAAATAGAAGATTATCTAGATTTGTATAGGAAAGAGGCGCAGCAACAAAATGTCGAGTTGCAAAAAACTATCGACTAATAAATAGGTGTATGGAGAATATCACTGCAAAAGAGTTTCTTAAAAAACTCGCAGACATCGAAACAGATTTTAATATATATGTACCATCGTTAGGTAAAAGCGTTGAAACATTACCTCTAACCCTTAAGCAGCAAAAAGATATTATATCTACTGCAACTGGTGGTGCGCACGGCTCACTAGAGTTTACGCGTTCAATAAATGACGCTATACTAAAAAATGTTAAAGAAAAAAAGCTCTACCCTTACGATAGGGTACCTGTTATAGTTCAGTTAAGAAAACATTCTCTAGGTGATAGAGCACTAACTGATGATTATGAATACGCTTCTTTAGAAGATATAATTAAAAACTGTAAGAATGAAAAAGCAAGTTTTACAAATACAGGGGAAATTGCAGTTGACTCACTTAAATTAAAATTAAGAATACCAACACTAAAAGAGGAGAATGAAATAATTTCAAAATGTTTAATTGAGTTGGATAAAATTGATCCTGAAGATGTAACAGAAACTGTCGGAACTGTTTTTGTTTTTGAATTAATCAAATATATACATACAATTTCTATTAAAAATGATATAGTTGCTTTTAGTGATCTTAAAATTCAAGACAGGGTTGATATAATTGAGAGGCTTCCGTTGAGTGTATACAATGAGCTAGTTTCTTTCCTAAGACAAATAGGAAAATATGAAGCTGACATATTAGCTGTTGGTGATAGTTATGTATCAATAGATGCAGCCTTCTTCGAAGGCAATATATTCGACCCTAGTGCTGATGCATAAATATATATGTGGACGACCCAAAATTAGTAGCTACCTTAAATTCAATCCTAAATACACTAGGTAATATGGCCGCGGCCGCGGCCGTGGGCGATGATTCTGTTGTAAAGAATATAGTAGAATCAAAAGGGTCAACATTTGGCAAAAAGGGAGGAACTAAAGTAGACCCAACTCAAGTACGTCTACAAACAGAAATTGCGTATAAGTTTCTTAAAAAACAAGAGAAGCCAAAATCAGCAAATTTAGGACGTGATAAGCCTAGATTAGTATCTGAGTATACGCTTTTTGCAAAGACCTTTTATAAGGTAATGCAACAGTTAAAGCCTGATGAAAAGGGTAAAACAAAAGTTATAGACCCTGCAGCAAAGGCAGCCTTAGCTCAACAAGAGCAAATGAACAAATTGTTGAAGCAAATCGCTAGTGGTAAGCTTGGTAGAGGAGGTAAAGGTGGACCTGGTGGGGATGAAGAAGGAGGGTTCTTCTCCGACATAATGGATCAGCTTGGCGGTCTGCTGGGTATGGGCGCCGGCGGCGGGATCCTCGGTGCAGCTGGAAGTAGGCTCTTTGGTCGAAAGGGTAGAAAATTAGCTAAACAAAAAAAGGCTGAATTAAAGAAACAAAAGAAAGTTGATGCTGATAAGAAGAAAGCTCAAAAGAAGCAAGATGCTGATAAGAAGAAAGCTCAAAAGAAGAAACCGAAGGCAGACACTAAGAAACCGAAGGCAGACACTAAGAAACCGAAGGTAGACACTAAGAAACCGAAGGTAGACACTAAGAAGGTCACCAAGAAGACGACTCAACAGGCCTTAAAGAAAGGCGGGACGAAGGCCGCCGTCAAAACCGGTGCTAAGGTCGGCGCGAAGGTGGGCAGTAGATTCATCCCCGGTGTCGGGTGGGTGTTAACTGCTGTTGATGTAGCGTTAATAGCAAAAGGTGTCTATGATGTAAACAAAGCGAACGCTGAGGCTGCAGAATCAAATAGACGGTACCAAGCAGGTCACGGTAATTTAATAGATAAACTAAAAGCAGACCAGGAAAGAGTAGCTGCCGGCGGTGATCCATTAGGTGCGTTGGTAAAAGAATTACAGATTAAGCAGCAAATGCTTTCAAAACAATATAATGATAAGCAGTACGAGTACATGACGAATAAGGGGTTTATTGGCTTCGGTAAAAAGATTGACAAAGATGAGCAAATTGAATTAGATCGAATAGAGAAAGAGCGACGCAATTTTCAGAAGGAACAGTTGAGACCAGCAATACGAGCTTGGCAAATGGCTAAAGCAATGCGAGGGGATGAAAAGGCTCGAGAATATGTTAGTAGGGCAAAGAATGAGTTTGAGGCAGAGAGAAAAGCAGCAGCAAAACGACAGCCGATGGTTGACCGGATGGTTGAACAGGGTATGGATCTAGAACAAATTCATACTGCTCTAGGGGAAGGGGACGCTCACCATAAAAAATTAAGAGCAGCTATAGCTGCGGATAGAGCATTAAGCGGTGGAACTAATATGTACTCACCTCAATCACAAGGAAAAATACCTTACGCTGAAGACTTTATGTTTAGAGGCGGTAGGTTTGTAAGGTTTAGTAGTAGTGATGATATTTTAGGAGCTAAACGCGGCGGCGCTCTTGATAAGCTACTCTCACGTAGTGTACCAGGTGGAGTTGGAGCTGGGTCGCAACCAGTTCGAATTTCAAACATTGCATCTATTACAGATGAAATAAAAACTTCTAACGTATACTTACAGCATTTAGTTAAACTCACGGCAAAACTGGTTAGCTCTGCTGGCGGTGGTGCACGTGCAATACCGGTACCGAGTAGCGGTGGTGAGAGTATATCTAAGGCACAAGGGAGCCCGGACGGGCCTAGTTTTTCCGATAGTAGAGTAGAATTCTATAACTCACCTTATAGTATGCATACCCCCGGAACCCTTACATAAATATTATTATGGACGACGTTGATATAGTAAGAGATTATGATTGGACTTCCGTTCCAAGAAATTCTGCTCTTCGCGAAGAAGCTCCTATTGCTATTGTAGTTGCTCATCAGTTAGAGAACAACGCACTACAACAATTTGTCAACGGATATCTAAATACTATTCAGTTAGAGGGAATGTTAGAAGGAGATGAAGATCCCGGTATTGCATTTTATAGAGGATTATACAAAGGATCGAAGCCACTAGGAACATTTTTCTTTCCCTTCTTTACTGATGCATATCGTGCATTTAGTAATGAGTATGCAGATACTTTTTCTCCGATAAGTCAGAGAGGTGCAAGAATGATTGGAGCGGAAGCTATTGAAAACTTAGCAGGTGCCGGTGAAAAAATTGTAGGAGGTGGCGTCGAGTTAGGAAAAGGTTTACTGTCTGTTGGCGGTGGTATTGTAGAAAACATAGGTGATCTTGCAAAGGCTGGGTTCTCTGCGCTAAAAGGAGAAGGTGCGGGTGATTTGTTTACAGAAAAAACCTTTATTAGGGGGTTAGAAGGAATGAAGAGTACAATGGAAGGTGCTAAAACTATAGGTGCGCCAGGTAGCTTTATTGAGACTCCCAAATTTTATCAATATGCTAATACTGACCAAGGTCTAGAGTTTCAATTTGTTTTATCTAATACTTTAAACGATGACGCGCCAGCTAAAAATGCTGAGTTTATAAAAGAGTTTACTAAGATAAATAGACCTAAAAGGGAGGGGGCATTAGCCATCACCTTTCCAGCGATCTACCACGTTGAGGTGCCCGGTTTGCGATATATAGAGTGGGCTTCTTTAGATAATTTTAATGTTTCATTATTAGGTCAAAGAAGAAAAATTGACGGTGTTATCATTCCTGAAGCTTATACAATTAGTTTAAGCTTTACATCTTTAACAATAGAAGCAGCTAATTTTATGAAAATGGTACAAACCCCAAGTCAATCTGGCAGCCAATATCAAAGAGAGCGTGCAATAGCTCTCGGAGAACTAAGAGAGCAGAGTCTAGCAGCTCAACGACAGTTAGGGCCAAATTTTGTAGGACCGCCGTCACCAATAGCAACCCGAGATAATACAGGTACAAATTTTGATTAACATGAGTTTAACAGGTACAACAGGAGAATATCAAGACGACATAGAAGCATTAAAACCGCTTCCATTGACGCGGTATGAGAGAATATTTAGAATATACACAGAAGGTAAAAATGGTAAGCAGTTTTACTTTTATAACATTCTTAATAAGATTGAATTTCCAGATAATATAGATCCCATGTTACTTGACTTGTATACTGTAAAGTCAAGAGAGCCATTGACAACAACATCTTATAATCTATATGGTGATATTGAAAGCTGGTGGATGATATACTTATTAAATAAACCTCTTCTTAAAAACAAATTTTATGCTGAAGGTGGTATGCAATTAAAGTTTATCAAAAAAGCTGATAGAGCTTTGATTTATCAGCAAATTACTGATACAACTGCTTTCAGCAATAGACACTTCTAATGGCAGAGGAACCAATATTCCCTATTAACGGATCAAAGTTTTACTGTAAATTCGATCTTACAGGGCCGAGTACAGAAGGCCCAGGTAAGATTCAATTTACAAAATCTGCTATTGTTCATTTTGAGTTAGAAGAAAACTTTTTTGAGCCGTTTGTAAGTGCATCTGTAACGGTTAATAATCCATTAGATTACGTAGAGAACACAGTGTTTACAAGGGGAGACGGTAGGGACAAGTTTAGTATAAAGTTATACAATACAGAAGATAAGAGACCAACAGACGAAATTCAATTAGAATATGATTTTGTAATCGCTAATGAGAGTAATAGTGTATCTAAAACAGATAGAACTAATAACTTTAAAACGTATACTTTAATTGAAGAAAACTATTTTAAGTTAAATGAACAAATTCCATATGGTAAAAGATATGGCGGCGGGGGACGCGGTGGACTGCATGTTGCTATCGGTACTATCATTCAAGAAATATTAGAAGAAGTTATTGGACCTGATTGCATTGACTATGAGAACTGGGAGCCAGGTGACATGGTGATAGATAACTTTCCGGAATATATTATTCCACCAATATCATTTAGGTATTCAGATCTAATCAAGTATTTGCTTAGGTTGTATTATTTTCTCGATGGTGATCTAGCTTGTCAAGGAATGCTTACTTTTAACAGGGTAAATAAAAAATATCAACTACGACCCATAAGTAAAATATTTGGTGAAAACTCAGAGTTGACGCAAGAGGCATTTGGTGTTGGAGATTTGACTAATGCCGAGAATGTCGGTACAGTTAAAAGTAACCCTATAGATGAGGGCGTTCTGGTTAATAAATACACTAACGCGTTAAAGAATACAAACTTTACCACCCCGATGGTAACATGGAGTAACGAGTTCTTTACAAATTATTCAATAGCTACAACTAACCAATACCTGGGGATAGAAGTTAAAGAATTAATGACAATTAAAACTATTAAGGATGCATGGGCAAAGTCGTTTGTCGAAGTCTTTAAATGTGTTGGAGGGGTGCCAAAGCCCTTCCTACCATTAAATGAAGCAAAGAGTAATATTTTTAAGCCCTTTATTCTGCCATATAAAAAAGAGCATGTAAGAAATATAGCAAAAGCTCAAATGGTTTCTAACTTAACCTTTTTTAACCTCCAGCTAGCTATTGATAATATTGGCGATACAGCTAGAAAGGCTGGCAAGTTTATAGATGTATTTAAGAGAAACAAAAAAGAACAAATTGTAGACAAAAAATTATTAGGTAGGTGGTTTGTAACTAAGGTAAGACACCTGTTTACAAAAGATAAGTATTTTAACGTAATCTCATGTGTTAAAACATTTGTGGGACCCGACTCTAAAATAGAAGACACTTAAAATGGCTATATGTAACAAAAGTATCGAAACATTAAGAGCTTTAGAATTAACTAAAGATCAATTTGATTCCCTTGTAGAACGGGATTGCAGGGGACAAAATAGAGGACCAATATTAGGGTATAAGTTTACAAATAAGGATAAACAGCTGTGTCAATCATTTAAAAGAGTATATCAATTAGGGCTAAGACAGCTGCAAATATTTGTTGATGATCTTATACGTGGTAATCCAGAAATTGATGAACAGTCAGCTTTATACTATATAAGGCAGCTTTATAACGGACCGTTTACAAACTATGTTGTACAGTATGCGCAAAATCCTTATAGAGGTCAAGGTCGTAAAGAAAATTGCTTTTTCCCCTCCCCGGACACTTTAGCATGCTTAGCTAATACAACTCAACAAAACGCTAATGTACCGGTGTATGTCGGTGCATCTGAAGACATATCGATAAATTTATATAAAAAGACGCCGGCTTTTTTACGAAGGAATCTTAATATCTGTCAGACAACATGCGCTGATGTTTTTAACTATAACTCTGAAAGCGCAATATATAGCGATGGTGCATACCCGTATATAGACAGGCGTTCTATAGAGCGTGTCAATAATGAATATAACGGGGATTACTGTTCAGGGCCAGTTGCGTGTGGTAATCTAATGATTAAGGATGTTAAATTTGGTAACATATTAAAAGGCATTGCAAATAGTATTATTCAACTAGTTGCGGGCTACCTCGGTCCGGATGCGTTTAGATTATTTACTTACAAGAGAGATATAAACTTTTTCGACCCGAATCAAAATATATCAAAAACAAAAAATGAAGCAGTTTGTAAATCTGTCCTTCTCTTAAGAAAAGCCTTTGACGAACAAGGGAATGAAAAGTTAGAAGAAGAATGTGTTGAGGTTTGTTGTAGTTGTTGCTGCGGTCCATCAATACCAAATTTTGGTCTTACAATATCTACCGGGGAAGGCTCGTTTGATTTATACACAGTTGCAGGTCGGGGCGGAACGGGGTCGAAACCGAGAGAGAATCCAAATATTGGAGGTACACAAATGTCGCCACAAGTTGATCCGGTAATTGAAGGTCTCGGTACTTTCCCGGGTGTGTTGAATGTTACTACGTTTACCAACCCTTTAAGTGCCGCGCAAAAGACTTTAGATCTAACGAACGGATCTTTATCTGGTGCACATACACATCTTACAAGTACTGGCGAAACAGTATGGATGCCGTTCGGTACTATGGAAGAGTTTCAAGAATATTTAGATAGAGGAAAAGATATCTGCGACGATAAAGACACTTGCGACGACGCGCTTGATTTTTAAACATCAATAACGTCATCGTCCCTATCAACCAATGCTTGCATAATATCTTCACGAGAGAGAAGCACTCTAGTCTGATTATCTGTAATGTTTATCCTCTCTTTAGATTCAACATCCATTTTCTTAACTTCCTTTTGTGTTTCGTTTCTCTCGTTAGAACTGTGAAGCTTTTGTAATGTATCAATAGACCCTGCAGTTGCTTTAATTACTTCTGCCAATGCTGCAACATCTCTATTCTCCGGAGCTGTTGAAATGTAATCATTAACATTATCAACAAGTTCTAAAGACTTTTTAACAAGCTTTCCAGAAGAGTTCATAATAAACTCTTCTAAATTGTCTTTATCTATAGTTATATCTTCGCGCTTTTCGCGTACGGTACTATTATTACCTTTTATCTGTGCAATAATATCATTCACCGCTCCATCTAACTCTTCATCAGCCATTACATCTATATTTAATCTACACTTGAATTTTTTACAACATACCTTATTATAGTTATATGATTGTAAGGTTTAAGAAAACTAATGAAAATGCAGTTATTCCGTCTAAAAATCATGATTCAGATACTGGTTTAGATGTAACTTCCGTTGAAGATAGGTTAATACCAGCGCGCGGCTCTGCTGTCGTTGATGTAGGGTTAAAATTTGCATACATTGATCACGGGTTTTGGATAAAGGTGGAAGGTCGTTCAGGCCTTGGATTTAAACATGGCATTATTCCGCACCCTGGAATTATCGATCAAGGATACCGTGGAGATGCTGGGATTAAGTTATATAATAATACTGATAAGGATTATAAGGTTAAATCCGGAGATCGCATTGCTCAATTTGTTGTGTATAAAAATTATAATGTCGAGGTAAGTGAAGGTAATATTATGGAATCAAAACGCGGGGAAAAGGGGTTTGGTTCATCTGGTAAATAATTATGATTGATTTTGATAAAATTTGGGTCGAAAAATATCGCCCGCAAACGCTAGATGATGTTATCTTAGATCAAGAGACATTACGCGTAGTTAAAGAGTTTAAAAATGAAATACCTAATCTTCTTTTTGTTGGTAATCCTGGTACTGGTAAAACCACCCTTGCTAGAGTTATTGTTAACGACATTCTTAAGTGTAATTACCTTTATATTAATGCTTCTGATGAGTCTGGTATCGATACTATTCGACACAGTATTACTAATTTTGCACAAACTAAATCTTTCGATGGTAAGGTTAAGGTCGTAATTTTAGATGAGGGAGATGGTCTAACATCTCAAGCTCAAGCAGCGCTTCGTAATACAATGGAGTCGTATGCTAAGTATTGTAGGTTTATTATTACTGCGAACTATAAGCATAAGATTATTCCAGCCGTACAGTCCAGATGTCAGTCATTAACTTTTAAACCTGTTATCGAATTAGCAGTTAAAAGATGTTACACCATTCTAAAAAATGAAAATATTAAAGTACCGGAAGAGCAAAAGAAAAAGTTCGTACAGCTTGTCAAGCGTCACTTCCCCGATTTACGGAAAACCATTAACGAGCTCCAAAAAAACGTCATTGATTCAGAGCTGTGTATTACTAGCGTTGTTAGTGATAACGAGTTGCTCGAAACGATTTACAAAAAAATAGCCTCTAAGCAGTGTTTAGAAGCTAGGAGATATTTGATTGAAAACGAAGATAGGTTCCAAGGAGATTATGACACGCTATTAGCTAATTATCTAGATTTTATCTATACTTCAAATATCGAAGATCTTAAAAAGAAAGAAACGATTGCTATTATCGCAGACCATCTCTATAAGAGCGCGTTTGTTGTAGATAAAGAAATTAATGCATTTGCATGTTTAGTAAATTTAGAAAATGCCCTACATTAAACCAGAACAAAGACAACTAGTGGATGGTGCTCTTGAAGTATACGGATTGAATTTTGTCCCTAAAAACGCAGGTGAGTTAAATTACGTAATTACTGTTTTTATAGATAATTATATTAGATCACAGGGAGAAAATTACGCAAATTATAATGAAATGATTGGCGCGCTAGAGTGTTGCAAACAGGAATACTACAGAACGGTAGTAGGTCTTTACGAAGATCAAAAAATTGACGAGAACGGAGACGTTTAGGCTTTTTTAAGATCAGCCATATATTCGTTTGTGTATGATGTAACCGCCGGCGACGGGGTAGCAGGATCACTAGGAATTACTGTATTCTGCTTTGGTAAAGATCTCTCTGTTGGTGTGAGCTCGTGTGGCTCTGTCCCACCTCTATCAGATCTATTGGAAAGCATTTCCTCATCCTCTACAACCTCTTCCGGTTTGATGTTTACATTACTAGGTCTCTTTAGAGCATCTGGTATAGGCAGAAGGTTAGGGTAATATTCAACAGACTGTCCTAACAAACCAGGAACTGTAACATAATGTGAATATCTCCCACCTCCTTCATCGAGTGCAATATCTAAATTTACATCGAGAGATGATTGCTGCGAACTAGCAGGGTACCGCGTAGGTTCTGTATCTTTTATTCCAACGACTCTAATATGGAGCCCTGAATCGATCATTTTTGTGAGTAACTCTTTTGTATTTTTCGGTAATGATTTATAACAATCAGTTGATTGATAATCGTCATTAAATTTAAAAACGTCACCTACAAGAAAACCTCCGCGTTGGTATCTTCTCATATAAGACTCGTGCAAATTAACAAACTTTTTACCTGCCATAATATTATTTATGCAAGCTTGCAAATAATCACACAGTATCGCGTAACTTAATCTTTAAGAAACTCAGCTATTGTATGAAATGCTGTAAACACTTCAATATCCTCTTCTACAGCAGGTCCTAAATTCTCTTCGAGTTCAAAAGAATGCGTTGTATGTACAGTTCTTTGGATCGCCCATCCAGTCGTCCCGGAATCATCTTTAACGAATACTCGTCCTTCTATTGGATTTGGGAGCTCCAATGTTGCATAAACTTCATTTTTGAGAGCTGTTACTAGTTCGTTAGTGGATATCTCCACATCAACATCTGCTTTACCTTTAACGCGCATACCTATAAGTATATTATAGTTCCTTAAACTCGATTTACCACTCGGGTATTAAATATTATAAATGGCTCTTATAAAGATATCAGATGTTTCGGTAGATAAAAAAGATAACGCGGCCCTTAAAGGTGGTTATCTGTATAAGGATTTATTTTTAGATCTAGTACCCGAGGTATATTATAACAAACAACTAAACAAAGACGTAGTTTTAAAAGATATTCAAGGGTCATATGATTTACAAGCTATTAAAAATAGCATTATAAATGCGTTTTTAACGTCACCGGGACAGAAAATATTAAACCCTGAATTTGGTATTGATTTAAGAAGATATCTGTTTGACCCTGTCAACAGCTCGACTGCGTATAAAATTAGGTATGATATTGATACTAAATTACCTGAACAAGAGCCACGTATACAGCTTCAAAAGGTTAACGTAGATGCTATTACAGATGCGCAGGAATATTACATAGCTTTACAAATAAACATACCATCATTAAATGCATATGGGATAACACTTAAGTCATTATTAAATAGTAACGGATACTACGTATTATAATATCATGCCAACAAACACAAACGAAACATCGAATAAGTTTTTAGATTTTAATCTGCCACAAGACGCATATGTCGCGTTTGATGCAGTAAGTTTAAAAGATTATATTATTAATCGATTAGATGAAAATCAAAAGTTCACCGATCAAAATTATGAAGGTAGTAATTTAGCCGCCGTAATTGATATAATTGCATACTCTTATCATGTTCTCTTGTTCTATTTAAACAATACAGCTGCAGAAGTAAATTTTGATCAAGCTACTCTATATGAGAACATGAACAAAATTGTAAAGTTAATCGGTTATAAGCCGGCCGGGAAGCAAACTTCTATTGTTCCAATAAACGCAGTTGCATCAGCATCTTTACCTACCGGTAATTATACTATTCGTAAATATTCTTATTTTTTAGCAGACGGTGTTCAATATAACTTTAATGGAGATTTATCCTTTAATAAAAATGTTGCCGGCAAAACAGAAACTTTACAAACTGTAAATGATGAAGCTATCTTGTATCAAGGGACCATTAAAGAGTATCCAGATTATACTGCCCAGGGCGAGGAATTTGAAATATTACCAATTGTTGTAGATAACATTGTTGATAGTAATGATGATAAATTTATTGCTGATGGTACTGTAAGCGTGTATGTCAAAGAGGCTAGTAATTCAACATACTATCAATACCAGATTGTTGAAAGCTTGTATCTATCAAGCGCGGTTGATAGAGTATGTGAGATTAGATTAAATGAATACGGTCATTATGAAGTAAAGTTTGGAAATGGTGTATTTGGTAAAAAGCTAGAGCAGAGTGATATTGTATCAATCGATTATATATTGTCAGATAATACTGCCGGCATTATTAGTAAAAACATAATTAATGGTAATAAATTATTTGTTTATGATTCGGCTAGGCAACGTGCATTATTTAAGGACATATATCCGAATAAAGACGAAACAACATTCCTAAATATTACCAACAGTCCAAAGATTACATTTAATAACCCTCTCAATTCTTCTACTCTTTCAACAGAAGAAACAGTCGACCAAATTAGACAAAATGCTCCAAAAATGTTTTCATCGCAATTGAGGCTGGTTACTGAAAAAGACTATCAATCATTCCTAGAAAGAAACTTAGCTAACGTGATCACTAGTACGCGCGTTGCTAGCAACACGTCTTATATTAATGAATATATACAATATTTTTATGATATATGTGTTGACCCTAATAAGGTAAATAGAGTAATAATCAATCAAGTGAATTTTGCAGATTCGTGTGACTTTAATAACATTAATGTATTTGTTGTACCTAAATTTAAAATCACAGAAGATAAGTCCTATCCTCCGTTTTTGAGTAATTCATTTAAAAATTATATTGTAACGCAAACGCAGGACCGTAAGATGTTATCTAATACTGTTGTACCTAGAGATCCTATCTATATGGCGTTTGGGTTAGGTATAGGTAATGCTTCTAACTTAACATTAGATATACTAGATCAAAGTAAGTTATACGCTGTTAGAGAAACAAACAACAAAATTAATAAAAACACGTTAAAGTCGCGAATTGCCAGTATAATTAAAAACTTTTTCATTCCGGAAAATAACAATCTAGGTGAGAATTTAAAATTAATAGATTTAGCTAATGATATTCTTTCACTGGAAGGTATAAAGCGAATAGAAACTAGAAATGAGCTAACTGGGGAAATATTCACAGGTGGTGTATCATTTTTATCATTTAACCCTCAATACCCTGAAAGTGATATAGAGTTAGTAAATCAAGATAAAACGTTACCGTTTTTTAAATTTCCGTACCTATACTCTCCCTTATCCGTAGCTAAGCGTATTGTTATAACAGATGAGTAATATAAAAGTAGACTATGCGACATTTGACGTAGAAGATTATAAGCGAGAAGCTAAGTTATCTTCTTATAATCTACCCTTTACCCCGCTAACTTTTAAGGCTCGTATACCTAGCTCTCTCGGCGGTGTGGCGGTAACAACCCAATATAATACCTTAAAGGCTACTTTCGACTTTGGCGACGGTACTTATGGTAATACATTAACCAGTAACCACGTTTACGAATACCCCGGGGTATACAATGTCAGAATGGTGTTACGTGATTGTAATAATAATTCAATATTAGCGTCGTATAGCACAGATGTTGAAATATTTGATTACATAACTAACACCTTTACAGTTACCGCTGGCCCTGTAAAGACAAATATATTAAATTTATCAGCAGGTGAATTTTCTAATGCTATAACAATTAATTCACAGTCGCCCTTCTATCAAGATTTTCAAGATATTTATTTTTCGGTGTCTGGGTGTGATGTACCTAATTATTATAATTTAAATGCTAATAGGTTTAATAATCTTAAAAAGTTTAATTCATTTTATAAGAAAGAATACATACCTTCACTATCTGGATTTGAGTATGAGGATATAGACAAGATTTCTCTTTCTTCTGCAAACATATATGTGCGGTTAAGTGGTAATAATTACACTAGTGGTAAAGGCCCGAGTGCGTTTGCAATAGTAAACTCATTAAGCACGCATATATCAAGTATTAATGTAGGAAGCTCGGGAGATCAAGTAGTATATTTTAAGACTGACGGACAAAAAGCACCTTACAACACTATTAACGTATCTTTCTTTAAGGATAGAGATAATATATTCTCTAATAGCACTACTGGTTATAAAAATAATAACTACAACAACAACTTTACTATTACACTATCATCTTTAGTTGGCGCAACTTCTGCTCAAACTCTTAGTAGTATAGCAATCACCTCAAATGGTATTCCAGGAGAAGGTGACAGTGTAGCTACCTTTGCTGTATCTCCAGTTCAGTACAAAGGATTGGGTATACCATTTATTCTTTCACCAAAGAATCAGGATTACTATACAATGAAGTCCTTGTCTAGTCACTTAACACCAACCTTTTCGTTGTTATCAGGTAAAACACCACAAATAATTCCGGGTGTAAGTGGTGTTAAAGTATCTGCATCACATTATACAATTCAAAGCTTAAGCGCTACGTTATCTTCTTTTGATACAACATTTTGGTATAGAGGTCTCTTAACATTTAATGATAATACTCTTGCTTCACTTTCTGCTGAGCCTGCGTACTTAACACTTAGTGCAAAATGTCCGTATGAAAATACTGCGACCTCTACAACTAATACAGTAACCGGCTATACAGCTTTTACTTGTTATCCAAAAAACTATTACGAAGCATATAAGCAAAATGAAGAATTTGATTTTGAACAAACAATAAAGGATTTACGGTTCCAGGAAATTTTATTAGATAAGGATATCTTATTTACTGATTTTATTGGAACTATATTTGGTAACGTTAGTAGTAGTTATACTGTTTTAGGAAAGAAGATTTGGGAAAGAATTCAAAACTTTACATCAAACACTAGCGATATAGATTATTGTGATATTAATTCTCTTATTAATTTAGCTGATCTAACCGATGACGAAGGGATCGTGTTTGATCGATCTTTAGCTCAACAACCTGAATTAGTGGATAGGCTAATGAGTGTGCTCAGTATGAATTATAACAAATTTAGAGGTACACAAAATAAATTTGATGAAAACTACAACCCCAAAGGACATACAACAAAAACAACTTATGGAAAAAATCTAAGTGCATTACTTGATACATCAACTTACGAAGTGTCTGCCGGCACAGACATTGTAGCGTATGAAAAGTTTAGTGACACATATACAAGACTGAATACTTATCAGCCAATATCTGCATTAAGTGGAGCTTCATATTCTAAATCTGGTAATTTCCAGACTTATATGCTTAGTAATTTTAATACTACAGCGACACCTGCAACTAGCGGTGGCCCATATTGGGGGTGGCCTTTAGTATTACCAGCAACTTATGCTAGTATTACAGATGTAGATAAGTTTTACAAATTTTATAGTCTATCTGCAACGTACGATAACACCATCGAGGGTGGTTTAATCGACTATTCCAATGGATTAACAACATTAGATTATAATACCCCGCTTAGCGCCCTCGAAGGAGCTAATAACGTATTTGATGTTATGATTCGAAACTCCTTATTTAGTAGTCTATCTCTGTTCTAGAGATAAATATGTTTAATGGATACTATTGTTACAGGCTTTCCTGAAGTAGATTTATCTATAACTAATCCTAATGTAAAACATGATGATGCGTTAGATAAATTTACACCATTTTCGTTTGTTCAGTTTATTGAAACGGTAAGTGAATCTTACCAACCAGAAACTTTAACAGACTTTTATAACACCTATCTTAATAGGTGGAATATTCAGACGAATAATCAAGCTAAGGATAATAAGGATATAATTATCGAACGGTATCGTGATTTTTTAAAAGACATTACTTTAAATTTTTCTACTAATGCAGAAAGAACGTTTCTTACACAGTTAGATTTTACCGATCCATATGATATGGAGATCGCAATGTCCTTTTATAGTAGTAAAATAAGAGACATTATTTCATACTATAAGAAAAAGCGCCAAACTCTTCATTATGCTACTACAAAAGCTAAAGTAAAGGGTAGTTCATTAGGTGCAGAGCGCGCTGCTATAGATCTTGTTATTAACTTTCTCGAAAATCGTAGCACAGCTGCAAAAGACTATGATATAGGAAAGATTAAAAGAGATTTATCAATCTCACTAACAGAGTATTTTGATAATTTTTCACAGTACTTTAACAGGTCTCCAAAAGCAGGCGACTACGGTAAAACCTTTAAAAGCTATGATCCGGCTGGGTTACCAAAAGATAATATATTTTTAACTGATGATGAGTCATTAATTACTCAGGTTTTTGCTAATGTTGGTGAGGATTTAATTACACTTAAAGAAGGTCGTAAGACTTTAGATTTTAATGTTACAGACGATTCTCTGTTTAATAATAAGCGGAAGCTAACAGAAAAATTTATGGGGGCTGATTTTTATTATCTAGCCACAGATGAAAATGGAAAGCCAGAATTGGATGAAAATAATTTACCTCCTATTTTATTTAAAGCAGAAAAACCATATGCTAATTTTTTAAATCAAGACTTCCCTTCTACAGCTTCAGTGTTTTCTGGTGAAGTTGTAAGTGAGAGAGATTTAGGGTTCTTTAGACCACAAAATTCTTCAATCGTAACTATTGAAGGCCGGCGGTTAAAATTCTTTACTAAAAAGACCTACCCGCCTAACCAATTATATATATTTCCGGATCCAAATTTATTTACAAATACAGAAAACGTATTAACTTTTATTATTGATACCTCTAGATCAATTAATAATGCTAGTAAAGGAATTGCAGTTAATCAACCTAATACTGATAGAGATAGTACTGCTTTTATAGGTTATAATTCTGAAATTGGACAAGATAGGAATTTAAACACCGACTTATCTTATCTTTTTGATCAAGGATATATAAATGATAGTAAAAAGGATTTATTTGGAAATATCTTTGGTTTAGTAAAAGATTACAATTATTACAGAAGTAACATTGTACAAGAAAATCCGAAAACAATAAAAAGCTTGTTATTAAACGGTTATCAATTTTTTGATGACCTGTATGGCGAGGGCTATAATTTTGTTTATAAAACAACTGATACGACAACGTATTCTGAAACTATAAGATCGGGCCTATCAACATTTACTAATGGTTTTACCGGTAGAGGCCCGTCCGGTTTACTACCTGATACTCCAAGCACTTGGTTAAGCTTTCCCACCTCTGCATATAATATATTCGCTAGGTATTTTAACCCCTATCAAACTTTACAAAAACCTTCAAACTACCTAGAAGTAGATTATGGGCGGCCTGAGTCTATGACTCTAGATGCAGATATTAAAGAAGGGGCGTATTTTAAATTTTCTGATTCGGAGTTTCTTACAGACCCTGTAAGTGCCACTCGAGTTGGAGACTTAAACATTTCTCAGTTAAGTGCCTACGCAACTAGTAGTGACCAGTTTTATTTTTCAGATTTAGTAGAAGCCGGAATAGGTCTCTTTAATGTTGATGCCGACTCCGGCAAAACTTTATTCACAGCATTATGTGATCCTACAGATACATGGACAGATGATTTAACAGGTAATTTTACTTATGATGTACGATTATCTGGTGGCTCTGGTAATTCCGGAAATGATGTTAAAAACTATGACGGAATGCGGTTCACAGATAATATAGTATTTAACTACACGCCTAATGAAGAGAGTTTTGAGTATAACGCAAATGTAGATTCTAAAACTACAATATCTAATGTAACATCAGCAAAAGAAAGCTTCTTTAATAAGCAAGACCACCTAGGCAAAATTTATTTAAAGAATACAAATACAGCGTGGAATACCCCTGCTGTAAAAGAGCTTACAGAGTGGTTATCATATCTCTCTACAAAATACAACACCGCAGTTTGTAACGAACTTTCTTCCGCGGTAACTAATTTTGATATTTTTTATAGCACGTTGTTTATTGAAACCAGTGGTTATTTAGTTGTTGAACGAACTTCATATAAAGACGAAAGGTTTGTTAGCCCAGGAACGTTTACTAATTCTCTCACTATAAATACAAACTTTTTTGATAAAGTAAGTAATAGGTTAAAGGTAGAGGATGATGTGTTTTACTGTAGGATGGCGAGAGACCAGCTAGGATATAAGGGAGATAGATTTTACCCAGAAATTTACAAGTATAGTTACATCGATGATAAGAGTGTACAAATATTTCCTACAACAGGTAACCCAGCAGTGTCTTCTGCTGCATTTTTAAATCTAACAGGGGGCGATGCTGCTTATATAGAGTGTAGCAAGCCCTTGTTAACGTATAGTAGCGATAACGAGCAATTTAACTTGGGGGTTATACTAAAAGATCAAAACAAAGGGCCGGTGCTGTTTAATTATCTATTTGAATACGTAGATGATATTAAATTTTTAAATTCTGAAGTTTATGTCTGTAACAACAGTAGGTTTACATTTACTTTTGCGGAATCTGCCTCTAACACACGCAATCTGAATAATTTGAACTTTGTTTTATCTTCAGCCATACCATCATTAACGGCGACGTATGTATCACCATCACCTCTATCTGCTGCGGCTTTAATACTATGAACACTCATACTTTTTCTATATCCACTACCACTACCGGAGCATCAAAGGTTTATGAAGCGATTGATCTCTTTGATGTAACAAAGTTTGCATTAAATTTGGTAGATGTCTATACCGGTACCTTTCCTAACTATCTAGCAATCGACTGGGGTGATGGTACTGCAGTGTTAGAACCAGATGTTTCGGTTTTTCGTGATTACACAAAAGATTCTATTTACCCTGAAATTAATAAAGGCGTGGCACCAAAATATCTAACTGATAATTACCATCATATATATGAACCTTCTAGTTATGCATTAAAAAAATATGTTGTGTTAAAAATAAACATTGGGTATGTTACCGGTGAAACGACAACATTAAGCGCTCCGATGAACATACGAACTGAAGGATATTACCAAGCTGTAGAGGATATGGAGTTAGTTGGTGTGGATCTTTTGAATGATAAATATAATACTTCGCGATTTACCTTACTTACTAAAAAAGATGACTTCCTCGTACAATTAGATAATAAAATATATAAAGAAGACCCGGCAAGTGGCGGGGCTGGTGCAGCTTCGGACAGCGGAGGTGGTCAATAACAAATCTTATAAAGAAGACACAGCATAAATATTGTTAATGGGATCTTTAGTAAAATCTAGTCTAAGTGCACTTAGCTCAGCAGAGGCTAGCTTTTGCCCGATGAATATTGAATTAGATCAATTTCCTAGGACTTTTAACGGGGGGTTTAAAATAAATTTTGTTCAAGCACTATCTGGTTCACAAAGTTTTAAAAATCTAAACTATACTAATTTTTATCTTACGGATAGTTTTCTTCTAGATGATGTAACTACATACAATTCACCAAACATAAAACCAGGTAAATATTCAACTTCATTAAATTTTGGGTTTAGTGGCACTGCATTTTGTAAATTTAAAGCTGCTTCTTTAAGTACCTTTAAACTTGAAAATAAAATTTATGAAGCTGTAAATTATGGAACAGCTGACATTAGTCCAATAAGTGGTGATGTTTTCGAGATTGAACTGATAGATAGTTTTACATGTAGGGTAGCTACTCGCAAAAATAACTTTAAATATTACCTTGTAGTAGAGGACGGTACTGAGTTTACAGAGACACGTAACGTACTATTTGTTGCTGAGAGTCAATTACCCCTATCCGGGTTTAATTTAAATTATAATTTATCAAAGTACCTGAATACCAGTTACATCAACCTGTATTCCACAAAACAGGTCGATGCTACAAAAAATCAGTATGCTATTAATAGTAACGGTGTAGAAGTAGTAGCAACATATCTCGATCCAGCTAATAGATACAACGCATTTTTTATTAATTCATATAATATAAAAATTGATCAAGAGTTAAATTTATCTGTACCATCACCATATAATGCTTCATATATTACATATGATGATACCGGTAAAGTAAAAGATAGTAATAGTGATTTTAACCTCCCATCAAATTACCTGCTTTACAGCTCAAGTAATAGTGATTCACTAGTGTTTAATTTTCTCAATCTAAAGAATATAGTTAATACACAAGATTCGTTTACCTCTTCAAATAATTTATTATCCACATCTGAAACAACTATCTTTTCACAAGATTTAAGAACATATACAAGTATCTTTACCGATGTGGATAGTGAAGAGAATGAAACGCTAGCATTAAACTATGTATACAATAACTACGATTTGGTTATAACACCAGGTACTACATACTTTACGACACCTTCATCACTTCAACCTTTTGATAAAATAAACATTAACGATACTAAGTTTGCAGATTGCGGGTCATTTGCATTTAAAACACCGGATTTAGCGGACAGGGTATATAACTTAGATGATAACACTGTTAAGAGTGAAAATGTAACTTATCTCTGTACTTGGTTGTCCGGTGGCATAGGTGAGCGTGGAACGTGGGTTGATAGATATTTTTACCCGGATGTTACTACAAAGGAAAATGCTCTTAACGGGGTTCCAGCGTTTAATGTTACCTATGATGGTACGGTGGAGAATTTAATAATGACTAACTCGAGTTTAAAGACTTCTGTAACTAAAAAGTTTTATTTTGATAAAAAGAGTGACTTGGTTTTTGAACCTTCAAAGAGGTATAAGTATGTTAGAATATCAAAAGATGATTTTGTGGCAAAATCACCTACAAACTTTTGTGATACGTCATCAATAAATAGGAAAATAAATAATTACTTTTCAACCATTAATAAAAATGGTGGGTTTGGATTAGGATTTACTATACAAAACGATACTGATGATTTTCATATAGAGTCAGAATATAACGCTGTTCATGGCGGCATTAGATTTGAAAAAAATGGAAAAAAATGTAAATTTATATATAGATTTTTTGATAGCAGCACAGAGGGTCTCAGCTTATCAGCAAGAATAGCTAAAACAACATTTGAGTACAATTTTGAAATCGATTTATTTGAAAAGAATAATGTATTTTTATCTTTTGATGCTGTCCAAGGAATTGGTAAGGTATATTTAAATTCAATTAAATTCTATGAATTTGAAATTAACGCATATCAGATGTACACTAAAAGACTTCTTTTCGGTGATATATTTGTATATTACATCGACGCTGACAATGTGCAGCAAAAAATAGAAGTACTACGAAATGCGGCTCTTGATCAAGAGGATACGGTTGCTATTGATAATTTATATTTAGCTCTAGAGCCTTTAAGTGAAAATGAACAATTAGCATTTTTGTTTAGTTCTAATTTAAATAATGTGCAAGACATTACAATATCATTACCATGTGGTATGAGAAACTTAACAGATACTATAACGTTAGTTAACTCTATTAACACAAATCTAAAGCATAAGAGTAATGTTGTTGATATTAACGTTAAGAATTTAAATATAACTAATGAAAGTATCCGAGATGAGGTTAGAAATATTATTTTATCTAATATACCTAATTCAATACCTAAGACAGCAAACATTAGCGATATCAATTTTATAGATTACAAGAAATGATTGAATACTTTAAATACACCACTACTGGTTCGTTTACTTTAAGCGGGATTCCCTACTCTGGGTTTGTCAATGTAAGAGACGGTGTTGCTTACACCGGTAAAACTTTCTCAACATCTTCAAAGATTTTAAAATCATCAGATACTTTTTATGCTAACTGTGTACTAGAGAAGTTAGAATTTGATAGAACAGCAACACCAATTGTTGAGTCTAATATACTAACAAAGCCTGTTGTTTCACCTAGAAGTGTTGTCGATCAGTCTTTTATTGAAACCAACTTAGGCATACTAAATCAAAACAATTTAAATTTATATGCATTAAATATTACCTCAAATACGGATTTATTAAATTTCAAAAATTCTGCATCAGATGGAAATGCATATTTTTTAGGGCTATCTAGTGGTCAGTTTGATATACGAAATGATGACACAAAAATGGCTAAAGATAATCTATTTCCCATTCAAATAGATCCTTTTAGCTTTATCGATAAGGTACCCGGTATTAATGTATTGGATGACACAATTGATAGCACTTTATTTGTGTACGACGATGAGACATATTTTTATTTTACTACCACACCAACAGCTGCTCACACGTTCTCTGGAAGTTTTGTAAAAAATAGTAATTTTATACCTATTACACCGGATGAGGATACCGGGGAAAGTTTATTTAAAGGTTCTACTAGATTCACATACGATAATTCAACCGATATACTTTATAGCTTGTCTGCTGGTACGAATGAAATACAGCTTAATTTATATGATAATAGTTTTGTTAATCCTTGTAAAAAATTAAAACTGGTTGACAGGATTGAAATACAAGAGCAAATTATAGACGAGGTAGTAAAGATAGGTAAGGATTTATTAGGGTATCGATATAATGAAATAATACCTCTCGGGGCTCCAAGACCTGGTGTTGAAATAGAAGAGCTGCCCCCTGTTCGTGGTGTTCGAACTTTTGATGAAGATATTTTAAGTGAAGAAGAAATTAACAGTTTATCAGATAAAACTGAAACCATATCTTATATTGCTATTAGAAACAAATATTCGAATAAATTAATTAAAACTATAACAACGATAGAAGATGACGAGGAAATAATTGCATTTGATATAAGAGATACGGATGATTCTATATTGATCTTAACAGAACCAGGAGCCGGTGAGATGGCTGTTCAAGATATAGATCCAAATGCCGGTGGATTGGCTAATAATGACCCAGAAAAGATTAACAGTGTTTCGGATGGGAATTCTAATGTATTTTTATTATACCATATTAATGCAGAAAATATAACTAACTTAGGACCTAAATTAAAGCCAAAAATCGTCCGCCGGTATAGGCCTAACTACGGTTTTGCGGCGAGGGAAGAAGATATAGATGTATATTTTTCGCAAAACGACTCTAATATGTTTATATTAAACGATAAGGGGTTTATTTCGACTAGATTTATATCAAATCCAACGCAGGTTGCTGGGTTTGCTTCACCTGAAAATTTGCTTTATTTACCTGATATGTATTTTGATAATACAGGTGAGAGATTTAATTTGATACAGAAAAAGTTTAATTCAAATACATTAAGATCTAACTATTTTAATTATATAAATTACCTCGTTGCTAAGAATGAAACAGACTTATTTTTCTTACTGCATACTATTGGTCGTATATACTTGTTTAAAGAAAGTAACTTACTGTATCAAAACTTCGTGCCCTTAGATCTTGAGAATTTATATGAAAAAATAACTAGTTGTGAATCTAGTTTAGGAAGCTCTTTAAATAGTGAAATTCAAAATATTATTAAAGATACAGTAAAAATATTTTTAAATCTTAGTGTTATACCTGCTGAAACCGTCTCTGATGGTATACCTGTATTAAGAGATTACACCACTTATAAAGGTACAGATATTAATTTTAGAGACATGGAGTTTCATGAAAATGAAGCAGTGGATTATAGCGTTGTAGCACGTGTAATAGATCAGTTATTTAACTTACAACAAGAAGTTTTAAACAGTATAACAGACACATCACATGAGTTAGAAGCTTCACCAGATGATGATTTTTTCGGTAATATTGTCTTAGGAGACGCTGAATTTGAAGAACTAAACCCAGACGGTGGAGGTCTGGATTACTAAAATAAATATATAAGTATGTCGGACAGTCTTTCACAACAACGTATAGCAGATCAATACACATCACTTTTACATGTAAGTGGTGGTAGTATTGCTTCTTGGTTAACTAATACTGTAACAGAGCTATGGTCCGCAGCAGGTCCTTATAATGTGTTTACACCAGAGCCTGGTGTAGCTCAAATATATGATGGCGCCGGGGGCACAACTGGTCTATCTTTAAGCTCTCTCGGTGATAGGGTTGTAGTGAATAACTATATCAAACCTGAAGGTTGGTCATATCAAAAAGAGTGGTTAGATGCTTTTTTTCCAATTAATAGTATAATCCTAACTACTGATTTTAAAAACCCTGGAATTAAAATAGCAGGAACAAAGTGGGTTTTAGAGTCACAAGGGTTATTTCCTGTTGGTGTAGGAACCGGTACTGATAAAAATAATAATAGTTTTACTTTTACTGCTGGTAATAAAGAAAGAACAGGTGCAGGATTAGAAAACGGAGATCTAGCTGGTGAATTTAGAGCTGGTGTTGATGCTGAAGACCTACCTACGCATACTCACACAACTGATATTAAAACAGAGGCAGTACCAGAGCAAAGTCAGGGCGAAGGAACGAATGTAGCATTTATATTTTATTTTGGTGACACTTTAAACCCGCAGCAGCTAGTAACAGATGACCAGCGGTACTTAGATAGTAATGTAATTGAAGCGTTTCAATACAATACTGCATACGGTGATACTGAACACTACAGAGATTTTATAATTAGAGAAAATCATAAAACCGGTAAAGTATATACTGATGCTGATTTTAATCCTAGGTTTGGAAATCAAACTTTAGCAGGATGGGCTCCACCGGCCGCTGGAGGCCCAGGGTGGGGTGGTATTTTAAATGTGTCTGGTAAATTTATTGGATCTAGTCCTAGACCGGTTGGTGTAAAATGGGAATACAATGGCGTAGAATACTACATAGACCGGTCTTTTTATGACCCAAGATCCTCAGATAGAGTCCATCCAGGTAGGTTTCCGGATAGAGAATTAATTAAAGCGCGTGATTTTATTATCGATATATTAGGACTGGATGAGGCAGCTAAAGCTCTTGATGGGGTTAACCGATTAAAAGAGTTAAACGCCACGGTAGGGCAAGCAGTAGCCGGTGAGAATTTATATTACGGTTTAGTACCTAGTTCAAAAGTTGTACAATCGACAACTACTGGTCAATCTGTAAGACATAATAATATACCACCTAATTTCCCGGTTTACTTTTGGAAACGTGTACCTCTTAATTATCATGATAATTTATCACCAGACCAAAGACCGGGTGATAATCTACCATATCAGTTAACTATTTCTAGTAACAAAATATCTACTAAAAATAAGGTATTTAATTTAAATAAGTGGGCTACAGATAACGGGTGGGATGGGCAGTCTAAATGTAGAGTAATTATCGATAATGGTGTTTATATATATTCAGACGACCCAAGTGACGATAAGGTACCAGCAATGATCGTAGATCATTTTCCTGGTGGTTTAGAGTTAATAAATAAAGGGTTCATTATGGGTAGAGGTGGTAATGGAGGTAGCTATTGGAGTATTAATCGATCTGGACAAGATGGTGGAGATGCTATACTGGTTACTGGTAATTCTGAAATTATAATTGACAACACACAAGGTGGTATAAGTGGTGGTGGAGGAGGCGGAGCAAGCGCATATGATGGAGATAAGTCTGGTGGAGGAGGAGGGGCCGGTGGAGGCTGGGGCGGTACTAGCCCAATCCACGGTATAGGTCGATCTCTTTATACTAACGATGGTGATGGGCATTTAGGTGTTGTTGATAGATGGAAAGAGGTCAATGCACCAACTACGGCCGGCGGTGGCGCAGGCGGCGCTCCGGGTGAACCCGGCGGCGCTGGTCGTTTCTTTAGCCCAGTTGTTAGTGCGCATTCTTTACAACAATTTAAACGAGCTGGTGATATTGTTACTGTTGGGTGGGGACCACTTTACGTACTATTACCTGGAATTGGTGGTGAAGCTGGTGGCTCCGGAGCTGGTGGTAGGGAGTGGAGAGGGGTAAATCCTCAAGGCACTGGAGGCGGTGGGGGTCGCATACTAACACCTACAGCATATGGTGGAGGGACAGGCGGTATTTTTGGTGCTGAATTTGGTGCACTAGATTTAAGTGGTAATTTAAAAGAAGGTCGTGAAAGCGGGCCGGCGTGGAGTAATATACCTCCAGGTGAAAATGGATCGGTAGATATAGCATGTACTGGAAGACGCCTGAGTAGACGTTGTATTGAAACATATATTACAGCTTATAATCGTAGTGAGCCATACTACGGGTGGCTCTCTGGGTATACGCTAACGTCAAATAGAAAATATGGCAATTTCTTCGGCCGCGGGCCGCGGTTTCATGTAGGGCCTCACTGGAGAGCAAACGGCATAGTAGGTGGCGCGCCAGGTTTACCTTATGTCGCCGCTCGAATTAATAAACCGGGTGGTGGAAGCGATTTAATATATAACGGCATTTCATATGTATCACCCACGGGATGGGATGGCTATAATCATAGATCTGGACTCGTTAGAGGTGGATCTGGAAGCCTACCTGGTGTTTTTCAAAAATACCCTGTACAAACAACAAATAGGTCTGGATCGGGCTACCCTTCAATCGCAAACCGTCGCTGGTATAATAGATTTAGTGCAGGTGGCGGCGGTTGGGGCGCGCCAGGCGGGTCTACAACGCAATCCGGGGATACTTATAAAGGCGGCAAAGGCGGTTATTCAATAAGAGTTAGAGGCGGTAGTGGTGTTAGAATTGTTGGTGGTATAATATACGGTCAAACGGAAGGAAATGTCAACATTGGATAGTATTTTCAAATTGTGACATAAATAATAGTAATATGCCGGAGAGTTTAACAAATCAATTTATATCTGATTTTTATACTTCTTTGCTCCATTTAAGTGGGTCAGAGCTAGGAGACTCGTTAAATCAAGTGTTTGATGGAGCTGGTAATTCTACCGGGTTACAATTAAGTGGTAATAGAGTAGTAATTAATAATTACATATACCCGGAAGGGTTTGCTGAAAACCCTACAGAATGGTTAACAGCATTTTTTCCTGTCGGGTGTATACAATTAACTCTAGATAACGTTAACCCACAAACAAGAATAGCAGGGACTACTTGGGAGCAAATTGCACAGGGTAGATTTTTAGTAGGTGTTGGAGATTTTACGGATAAAAATAACGATTTTAGAAAATTTTGTACTGATTACGAAAACACAGAAGAATCTGGAAATCTAGCTGGTGAGTATATGACAGAACTTACTATTGCAAACTTACCGCCGCATAGGCACGACACTAATGTTGGAGCTGATGATGTTTTTGTCGCGACCGGTTCTAATGTAGGTAACGGGCAAGTTTTTGTTGCTACTGGCGCTGGTACAACAAATTCAACACAAGCATGGGCACAGCAGCAGAGGCGAAGAAATCAACTTGGAGCTGCTAGTGGATGGAATTGGAATAACGATTTTGGAAACAGAACAAATAACCCTAGCGACCCACAGGATGTTATAAGAAGAACATTAGATCTTAATTTCTTACTAGGATCTGCTGCTACTTATTCTGCAATTCAAAGGGCCGCGTACCTAGAAAATCCGGATTATGGTTATAAGGAAATGATTGGATTATGGAACGGTGAAACACGGTTTGTGGCAAGTGAATTTCCTGGAGGGGCTGGAGCGCAATGGGATTTTGATGCATATACATTTTGTAGGGAGTTAGGTGCTGTTGATTTAGGCCAGGCTACAGCTGGGGAATTAGCTACTAATGAAAGTTCAGCAACAGTGGTAACAAAAGGAGATGAACAAGTAGTTGTAAATGAAGGAGCATCTAATATTAAGCCGTCTACAGCTGTAGGTGATGGAACAAAACACAATAACATTCCGCCGTCGTATGGTGCGTACGTATGGCGACGAATAGCATAAAATTATGGCAAATATTACTATAGTAAAATTAAAAGTTAGGAGAGGTACTGATGACCAACGAAAGGAGATCGTATTGGATCAAGGTGAAGTAGGTTATACCCTAGATTCAAAAAGACTATTTGTCGGTGATGGGGCTACTTACGGTGGTAAGGTAGCTGGTAACGTAAATGTGGGTCCTTTTGCTGCTGATGCTAGTTTAGGCCCAGCGGTTAGTGAGTCACCATATTTACAGGTTGGTGATATTGGTTACGCGAAAAACAAGCTATATATACTCTCCGGCGCATCGGCAACCGGGAGGGCATATACAAACACTTTATCAGGGTGGAGTTATATAGGATCAGTTCCAGATGGTGCATTCCTCGAATTTGATACCAATAATAAGCTTACGCTATCAAAAAACGCAATTGATGCAGAATATTTAGGTGGAACGTTTTTTGGGGATGCTCTATTATCTGCTGTTAATGGTAATGTAAATGTTGCATTTAACACTGATTATTTACAGTTATCTAGCGCGCCTGGTAAAGACGGGAGATTAACACCAAAGCAAAACTCTATAACTAAAAGAGAGATAAAGGCCTTATTTCCAGCATCTAGCGGATTAAAGGGTGGGGATGGTGAAGAATTAGCTTTAAGTATTAATGAGCAGCAATTTAAATTTGATACTAATAATAAATTAGAGCTCAAAGATGTTGGGGCGATGAATGTTAGTATTTCATCATGGGCCGGACCTGGAGATGGTACCTCAACAACAGATGGTAGGTTAGGCGGCGGATTACAAGTAAACACAGCAACAAATAAATTAGAAGCTGTATTACAGTCAGTTGATGGTGCACTTATTACAAATGACAACGGTACAGTAACATTAAATGGAGCTACATCTGCCTTTATGGAGATGCCTTTCTTAGACACGAACAAAGGATTAATTACTGAAATTAAAAGCTCTGTATTTGATGTCATTACTGCTACCGGTCTTTCAGGTAGTGGAGCGGGTGACGGTGTTCCGATCGGTTCGATACTACCACATGCACAAGCGTTTACACTCCCCCCAGCTGGGTATTTATTATGCAACGGACACAGTCTTAACGCAACAGCTCGACCGGAATATAGACAATTATTTGATAAGATCGGAACTACTTACGGCGGTACAAATATGACCGACTTTAAAGTACCAAACCTCACCGGTGGTGATGTTTTATTATATGGTGCTAACGGCGCTATTACAACCGGTACACAAACCTTATATTTAAGTGCTACTGATGGTAGTCTATCTGGTCCAACACCAGGCACAACTTTAAGTGCTTCAGGTGTTAACTTTATTATAAAATACGCTGAAGATCCTGTTTTAAATATCTTTAATGGAGCTCCTAACCAGGTTGAAAATAATTTCGGTGGTAAATATTCACAGCAAATATGTGAAGGACTAACTTCAGCCGGAAATAATATTAAATTAAGTTCTGCAGGATTTATTACAATGGCGTTATCCGGCGACGTACGAAGTGAAGAGAGTACTGAAACGTTTGATAGATTTGCAATACCTGTTTTTAGCTACTAAATATTAAAACATATGGCCATAGAAATTTTAGAAAATACCTTGTTAAAGCTCCTTGTTAGGAGAGGGACTAATTATGATCGACAACAAATTACCCTCGAGACTGGTGAGCTTGGGATGACGACTGATACGGTGAGATTATTTGTCGGTGATGGTACAACAAAAGGTGGGGTAATTGTTGGAAACAAGTGGGCTGGGCGCGCAGCTAATTTAACTAATTTAGCACCTGTATTAACTGGAGACTATGGTTATGATTCAGATAACCATGAAATAAAAGTATGTGTTACCGGTACAGGAGCTGCAGCTTCAGACTGGGTAACAGTATCGAATTTAATAAGCGCCGG